TCAGTATTTTCGCGTTTCCCACCCAAGTCATTGAACCATAAGACCTTTTAGAAAAGAACGATCGTGAACATTTGCGAACAAATGCAGAAAATCGCCGCGTAGCGTTACCATAGCGTTACCATATGGTTTGAGGGTAGTGGTGCAGACAATGAGGCATTCGGGCGAAGCTCCAAGCTGGTACGACTACCTGACGTTCTACGACAAAGAACTGCCGAAGCCGATCGGACCCTGGGGCTGGGCGGTGCAGATGATGTACGTGGATCTGTTGGTCAGCACAGCGGCGCTGACCGGGTGTCCGTTCGATGACACACGCGCCAAATACGTCTATCGCCACAACCCCAGCGGCTGGCCCGACAATTATTTGCGCCCGAAATGGATGATCGCTCAGGCGTGGCTCATGCACCAAGGCATCATGGTGACGCCCACGCTGCAGGTGACGAGGCGGCCGAGCGTCACGCTGAAGCGTTCCGCCTGACGAACACCCCGTTCCGTTTTTGTATCAGTCTAACGTCGAAGCTGATACCTTGATGAAATTTTGATGTAACCTACGCGGAACGTTTAAGGAACGTTACCTGTAGAAGTTATTGGAGGCCGAGGCTTGGATCGGGACCAAGTTGTCGAGCACGGTGATGCCGCGGTCCCGCAACAGGGCCGCTATGTCGGCCTCGGTGGCCTTTCCGGTGGCCAGCAGCTGATCGGTCTTGAAGTCATCGACTACGAACGCCTTGCCGGCCGCGCGGCAAACAAGGTTGTTCTGCCTGCAGAAAACAGGCCCAGGAATTTTCGACACCCTAGCCGCCGCGGCGGTCATGGCGTCGGCTGAAGCCTCATAGCGTGCCCTGAACTCAGGACTGAACAGCACGAGCGCGCTCTCTTGTCGGCCGGACGCAACCAGGCGCAAAGCTAGCAGCGCAACCAACACTATGCGCGCTCGGTTGGCGCCGATCATCGACGCCACTGGCGATACGCTGGCTCGCGCAAACGCGCAGCCCACGCCAATGCCGAGCGCGATGAGCAAATCGAATTCGGCGTTCCCAAACACACCGTCGCCGAACCACTGCAGCGAGCAAGAGAACAACCCAACTGCGGCGTGCAAAGCTGTGAACCGTGCAGCATAACCAGCTCGATCGAACCAAGCCCATATGGCCCAGATGATCGCTGCCAGGGCCGCCCACTGCAGGTGCCCGATCTGACTGATAAGGTGGCCGACTGAGTAGGCGCGGGCGGTCAGCAGGTTGGCAAAGAACGGAGGTCCGAACATCAGATCACACACGCCGAGTCCAACGACGGTCACAACGGCGCTGATCGATACTGGCCGGACGGCCGCTCGCCAATCTCGCAAGCACATCCAAAGGATCGCGGTGACCGGCACGGCGATTATGTTGTGTTTCCAGAAGCCCGCCACGACCATTACAACGAGCGGCAGGACTGGTGATCGCCCTGCCCTATCTCGGACCAGGAACCACACCAGGCCAGCGCCCATGATCGCCTGCCCGACAATCTGTGGGTCGTTCGCCCCGACGTAGCGCGTCTCATTGTGCGCCATGATGGCGACGAACCACGCTGCGCCGACCACGCCCGCGAGCAGCGAGCCCGCCAAGATTCGGACCGCCAGGGTGATCTCTGCCGCGATAGTAATAAGCCCGATGATCGATAAGGCGCGCCCGACAAATAGGCTGTCGCCGAACAGCTTGCCCAACCCACCGACTACAAAGAACGAGAGCGGTGGGTAGTTGTTAACGACGAGCTGGTCCCCGTCTGGGTAAAGCGGCACGCCAGTGGTAACGGCGGCATCCTGGTGGAAGGCGTTCCACGACTCAGTGAACCATATTTCTACAGGGAACTGGGCGCGCCAGATCGGCCAGATCATAAAGTAAACCGCGAGCGCACCCAAAACGCCCGCGGGCAAAATATGCCTGTGTTTCATGTGTACCAGCCCCACGGGGCTGATACTCAACTACCGCGCGAGGCGCAAGGGATAGTTGCACCCTCGGATCACCTAATGTTACTTACCCATTACCCTGGGAGGTAAGCATGAGAGTCGGTTTGGGGGTTTTAGGGTTTCTCGCCGTGGCAGCACTCGGCGTCGTGGGAGGGCTCGAATGGGCAAAGGCGCAGAATCGGGCGCCTAAGATCTGGCCAGATTACGTCTGCAACGAGATCGGAGCTTATTCGAAAGAGCTCGGCGACATGAAGCAACCTGCCGACGTCAAAGTCGTCGCGCAGGCTCCCCTCATGAAGCTCTGGCAGGAGCGCTGCAACTAGCGCTTCTTGTTCCAGCCGCGGTTGGCGTGCTGACTCCGCACGCGGAGATTCGAGCGGGCGTTGCTCCCGCCGTCCTTGACCATCTTCTTGTGGTCGATGTCCTTGCCGGCGATCGCCTTGGCGCCGAGCTCCTTGCGCATAACCGACCGCGCTTGATTCCGCTGTGACCGATCCTTGATGATCTCGGGGCGGTGATTGTAGCCCCGATCCATCTTGCGAATCTGGTCCGGCGTGCGGTGCGAGCTCGGGTCGCGCCGCTGTCCGTTCGCCGCCATTAGCACTTACCCTTGATCATGCCGCCCTTCGAGAATTTCGGCATGCTCTTCGCCTTGCCCTTGTTACTGTAGTCCTGTCGATTCTTCGGACCGATCACGCCGTCTTTGGTCTTCTCGCCGAATTTGACTGGTTTGCTCTTCTTCGTCGCCATGGTTACCTCAGGGGTTATAGGTGGACTGTGCGGTTTTGAGGAAGTCTTTGTCCCGACGGGTGGTCGTGATCGCGTTACCTTCCTTCTTGCGACGGTCGGCGTAGCTGGTGAGCTGCTGCATCGAGATCTGCTGATCGCGCGGCTTACCCTTATTGAAGCTCTGAATCTTCTTCCAGGCGTCCAGCTTGTCTGATGGTTTCGCGGAGGCCCAGCTCGACATGAGCTTGCTGCGCTCGTCCTTGTCCTGGCGCGAAGCACTGAAGAACGCACTGTTCATAGCGCTCTGCTCCGCCTCACGGGCCGGCGTGAAGCCAGCCGCGCGCGTCACCGCCTCGCGCACAGAATACGGGCTCATCGTCTCCTTGCCGGTCGAGCCCTTCTTGCCTTCCGACATCTGCCGGTAGGCGCGAATGCTGTCCGCGGCAAACTTCATCGGCACCAGGAGCTCGGCCGCTTTGGTGAAGTTACCGGCGGTGAGCTCGTTCATGCCCTTGACCCAGTCGCCAACGAGGGCGACCGGCGCGCGGCGACCGTGTCGAACATCCACTTCTTGACGTCGGCCTCTTTGTTGCTGCGCGGCTCGCCGAACGAGCTCAGCGAGTCCAGGCCCACGCGCGAGCTCAAGTCGATGCCCAACGCCCGCGGCAAGCCCTTCGTGATGATCTCGCCGCCGGTCTTGCCGAACCAGTTGCTAGCCGTCTGGCGCACCTTGTCCTCGACGTCAGACCAGCCCGTCGACGTCAGACCGGCCGCCTGCGCCCCCATGAGGAGGTACTTGAACGGCTCGGTCGGCAGGCCCAACGCACCAGCCATCGCGACGTGCGTCGCGGTCAGACCAGCAAGGGTCTTGAGCGCTTCCGCGCGCTCGCCCGGCTCGGCGTTGCGGAGCGCCTTGCCGATGTTGCTGCCGATCAGATGGTACATCATCTGACCGTACTTCTTGAACTGCAGCGAGAGCTTCGCGACCGGGTGGTTGAACAGCGGCGCGGTGTTTGTGGCGCTATAGAGACCCTGCGTGTTGTTGACGGTCTCCTGAGCCTTCGCCATCGCCTTCTCATGGCCTGCGCCGCGCGCGAGCTCGAGGCGATAGGTCGCCAAAGCAGTAACGCTGCGGTTCATCATTTCGATCGATGCCGGCATCTGGCGGGCGATGCCCTCCATGTAGCCGAGGCCCGAGTCCAGCCGACCCAGAGCGCCAGCGCGCGACTTGATCAGGCGCGACACTTCCATACCCGCTTCTGGATCAATGCTTCCGCGCTCGGCCAGGTAGTCCAGCATGGCGCGCTCCTTCGAAGAGAGGCCACGCTTGATCTGGCTCAGAAGGTCCGTCGTCTCCGCCTGCCCGTCCTTCGCTTTTGCGATGGTGTCCTTGACGCCTGCCTTGATCAGTCCGAGGCCGGACACGTCGCGGTAAGCGCGAGACAACGCATCGAAGCTGCGCCCGACGCCATAACGCCCTGCCAGCGTCGGCATGGTCACCATGGCCGGCTGCATCGAGTTGATGATGTTGAACGCCGGCGAGAACAGCTTGTCCATGAAGCTGAGCGTCATCACCCGCTTGGTGATGCTGTTCCAGGCGCCGCCTTCGTCGAACACATTGGCTTTGGCGACGCGCTCTTCGATCTCGTTGGCGATGCTCGAGCGCGCCAGAGATTTGTTCTTGGAGTTGTCCTGCGTGACGGCGTCGCGCATCTCCTTCACGGCGGCTTCCAGCTGCGGCTGGTGCTCCAACTTCGCGAGGTAACCGGCCGTCGACTGCGCATAGTCGAGCGTGTTGCGCGTCAGGTCGTTGCTGGCACCCTCCACGTAGCGGCGGGGAAGCCGCTTGGACTGGATGCGAGTGGAGCCGAGGAAGCGGATGCTCGCCTCCGTCAGCGCGCCCTTGAGCTCGCGACGCTGGTCCGCGGTCATGTCCTGATAGCCCTTACGCTTCTCCAGCGAGGCCACAAGCGTTGCCATCTGATGACTCAGGAGGTCGCGATTCTCGCCGCCCTCGAAGCGGCGCTCCTCAACGCCGTCGACCTTGAGACCCTGCTTAGCGAGCTCGTAAGCGGCCGCCTGGGCTTCGCGAGCCGTCTCGAAGAACTCCACATGGCGGCTCTGCACCGCGACGCGGAAGCGCTGTTCGGACTGCACGTCGTTAGCGGTGACCTTCGTGCCATCCGGATAGTGTGTCTCGCCGGTCGCCGGATCGACCCACACGCTCTTGATCTCCGGCCGGGTGTCCTGCTTTTCGGCGTAGGCGATCGCCTCGTCGCGCGCGTCCTTGCCGGCGAATTCGAACTCGTTGTCGGAGAGCTTCTTCGCACCCTGAGGAGCGGCCACATCGTACGTGGCGCGCACGACGTGGTTGCCGCGGCGCATCAGCGGGAAGTACGGCCCTTCGATCTTGGAGAGCTCTTTCGCTTCCTTAATGAGCTCCAGAGTTTGTTCGCCAAGAGTAGCAGCATCAGCGTCAGTAGTGCGATCCTCATGGATGCGTCGTGCCAGCGCGTCATCGTCGACCCCTAGCGCCTTCAGCACGCGGTTCTTGATGATGCCCAGCGACATCGCATTCTGCTGAGCGGTGAAAAAGCGCATGGCTTCCGAACGAGCGGCCTTGAGGTCTTCGGGCAACTCGGCGAAGCGAGAAGCAAGATCGCTATGCTGCGCCTTGGCCCATTTGCCCTTGAGGGCGTCCTTACCGAGATGCGCCTGCGACGCCAGATCGCGATCGGCGAACACACCAGCCATGGTCTCGTCATGCACGAGAGTTGTGAACTTCTCCCACATGGACTTACCCGAGGAGTCGACTTGGGCTTTGTACTTCTTCTCCAGCGAGTACAGCTTGTCGACGATCGGCTCGCTCTTCTTCAAGTTGGCTAGCGCCTTGACGCGCATCTGTTCGATGGTGTCCGCCACCTTCCGGACCGGGTTGTTACCCCCGAAGTAATGCTCCGCCGCCTGCGCGATCTGATCCATCGTGCGAGCTTTGAGCAGCCACGGCTTGCCCTCTTGATCCTGGACCTTGGCGCGGTCCTCGGCCCACCTCTGGACAGTGTCCCTCGCCTCGCCGATCAGGCGCTCGGTGAGCGCGTGTGGGTTCACGGCAATCTTGACCGGGACCGGTTCGCCGGCGGTGCGGCGGCGCTGCACGTCAAGGTGCGCTCGCTCGAACTGCGTACCGAGGCGCACGATGCCCTCGATCATCCGCTCGCCCTGCGGTACGCGACCGATGCTCTTTTCGAGCGCCTTACGGACCACATGCACGAACGCGTCCCACAGCGACATCTTCTGGCCGGGGATGCGCAGCGCCGCCGCGAGCTCGCGCGACATCGGGACGGTCGCGAGGAAGTCCTGAACCTTGGGGTTCGACATGGCCTCGGCCACGAACTCATGCACGTTCGTGAACGCGTACTTCGTCGCCGCGGCGAGTTCGTCGTAGTGCTCTTTGCCGCTGTGCTTGAGCAGATGCGCCTTGGTCTCGGTCATCATCTGCTTCACGGTCATCGCGAGCTTCGGGTCTTCGTACAGCGCGCGCGAGGTCGCCGCATGGACGATCTCGTGAATGACCGCATGTGCCGTGTGCTCCGGGTTATCCAGATTGTCGGTGCGGATGAACACGTCCGACTTGCCGTCGGCAACGCGCATGTTGTGGAGTCCGCGATCGCCCTTCAGTGGATCGTCAGCAAATGCGGTTGCGACGTCGCCGGACGCCTGCGCCATCTGCTCCTTGTTGACGATGTGCACATCAACGTCGCCGACCAGCGCCTTGAGGCGGTTCAGCATCAGATCCGCCATCGCCTTCGGCACGCCGGTGAGGTGGCTCAAATCCAAAGCCTCAAGCGCTTCCTTCGCCTTGAGCGTCTTCAGCGCCTGGACGGTTTTCTTGCTGTTGAATTTGTTGCGCACGCCGGTGTCGGTCAGCGCCTCGCTGAGTACTTCCTCGCCGGCCTTAGCGGCCTTCTTCGGCTTGTCGCTGCGTACCCAGTCCTTGAATTCCTGGGCCGTCATGATCTCGATGTCTTTGATGCGCTCGAAGCCACGACCGTCCGAGAACGCACGATCATAAGCCTGGAGCGCATCAGCGTTGCTGGTGTAGCCCAGCATCGCCTTGTGCTCGTCGAACTTGCCGTTGAAGTCCTGCTGATGGATCACGAAGACATGGTCGCTGTCGGGATGCGGCCCCATGTAGACGTCGACCTGATCGCCGTCGGCGCCCTCGGAACGCTTCACGTAGCCGTAGTGGTCGGGCATCTCGACCGACCACTCTTTTCCGTTCGCGTCCTTGCCCTTGCGCACCGAACCCTTCGGGTTCTCGATCGCAATCTCCATACCGTGCCACTTCACGGTCGCCTTGGCGTAATTGCCGGCTTCCTTCTGGGCCTCGGTCGGGGACGTGTTGGTCTTCTCGGCGGCCTTGTCGACCACCTTCGCGCTGGTGGCTTCCGGCGGCTTCTCGGTGCGCGTGGCGGCGAGATCGACCTTGCCCTTCGCCATACGGGCATTGAGCTCGGCAATCGCTTTGGCCTTCGCGTCGCCTTCCAGCACCTTGCCGGGGCTCGCAGCCTTGTTCTCTGATCCGCTGTCGCGCACCGCGCCACGGGCTGATTTCGGCACCGCGGTGTGGACCGGTTCGGCCTCTGCTTCGGCGCCGGCGGTACCGCCAGCGGCCTTCACCTCGACGTCGCCCTGCTCGCGGCGCATCGCAAGATCACCCTCGACCTTGCGGGTTTCGCGGAGCACGCCGAAATCGCCCTTCTTGGCGGCGCGCTCGGCCACCATGAAGTCGGCGATCTGCTTGTCGCGGCGGGCACCGGTGAAGCTCTTCTGGCCGAGCTTCTTATGGAGATCCTTCGCCGCGCGCATGTAGACGACGTGGTCCGACGTGCCCTCGTAGCCCACCTTGGCGGGCACCTTCACGCCGGCAGCATCCGCCGCCTCGATCATCTTACCGAGACGTGCGCGGAGCTCCTCGCGAGCCTGGGGCGTCGTTGGGATCTCAGCGTCGTCGGGAACGTGCTCGTCGAAGATCTTCTTGGCGTTGCCGGCGGAAGCCTCGCGGGCCTCCTTCTCGGCCTTCGTCCAGTTCTTACCCTTTGGTGCCGGTTCGGGGTTGGCCTCGAGCTCGACGACTTCCTTGGCGTTCTTGTTGGCCTTCCGGAACGCCTCACGGTTGGCCTTCGTCTCAGCTTCCTGGGCCGCTTTGTCCTTGATGACCTGGAGCACGCGGCCAGGGCGCTTTACCGGCTCAGCGGGCGTCACCTCAACGGGCGCGACCGGCTTCACCGGCTCGGGCGTGACAGCGGCCTTGGGCGGCGTGGGGGCGATCTCGACCTGCACCGGGCTGGTAGGCGCGGGCGCAGGTACCTCGGGTGCGCGTACGTCCGGCGCTGCCTGAGGCTGGGTTACTTCGGGGGTAATCTGGGGTTCGACACGGCGAGACGCTGCCGCGACCTCGGGGGGCGCGGCGGGTTCGGGAGCCACTACAGGTGCGGGGACCGGAGGTTGCTCAGGCTGAGCGGGTCGTGCGACTCGCTGGGCTGCTTCTGCAACTGGCGTAGGTACTTCGGGAGCTTGGGCTTCCGGGGCTCGCGGCTGTTGAAGGTCAGCGATCGCCGCGGCCTCGGCGATCGAGGGGGCGGACGGTTCGACGGTTTCAACGGTCGGGCCTTTTACTTTGCCCTTCCCTTTTGCCTTTGCGGCTTCTGCTTTTGGATACGCCGTTTCAGAGCGCGTTGGTGCGCTGTCTGGGTTGCCGACAGGCGCGGCTTCCACGGGAGGGTTTGCGACTCCACTCCCCGATTGTTTTGGCGGCTGGGCTGTGACTTCATTGAGCGACGGCTCCTGTACTTCCTCTGGCGCGTTCCTCGCCTTGATCTCTTCGGCCTTGGCTTTGCTCTTACCACCCACAGCGGCACCGGCGATACCGCCGGTCACACCACCGATCAAAGCAGGCTCTAGCACCGCGTTGACGAGCGCAGTGTCGTCGAATTCTTTTTTCAGGCCGGCTTCGATCTGCGACTGCTGGACGGTCGCGTTCTCCACGCCACCCTGGGCCGCTCCGCCGACCGCGCCTTCAGCGGCTCCGATAGCACCCCTCGCGAGCGCCCCGGCCTCCTGAGAAGCAAGACCGACCGCACCCTTCCCAGCCACACCGGCGGCCAGCTTACCGGCCGGACCGAGCGCGCCGGCGATCGCGCCGACGGCGAAATTGAGCACGTCCTTGTTGGCGACGATCTTGCTCTTGAGCATCGACCGGGCTTCGCCCTCGTCCATGCCCATCGAGCGCAGCGACTCGTAGTAGTTGTTCTGGCGCAGCTCGGCGTCGCTGGCTGCATCGAGGGTCTTGTCGATCTCGTTCAGGTACGAGCCGGTTGCCATCGCACCGCTGGCGAGCGCTGCTCCAACCGGGCCGCCGGAGAAGATCGCGGCAGCCAGCGGGCCGGACATGCCGGTCGCCTTCAGCATCGAGGCCGAGACCGGGTGTTCCCAGAAATCGGAGCTCGTAACCGCGGCCTCCGCGCGCTTGCGGGCTTCCTCGGTGCGGGACTCGTTCAGCTCGTCGGTTGCGATGTTGAGGTGGCGCTGCAGGATGCGCGCCATCTCGTTGGTAAACTTGCCGGTGTTCGTCTCGCTGTCCTGCGTGGCAGCACGCGCAGCAGCAGCAGCCGGGGCAAGCACGCCGCCGGTAACACTCGCTACGGCCGTCTTGCCGTAATCACCAAGCGTCGGGCTATCGTTGTTCTCTACGACTGGGTCGGGGACGTACTCGAACTCGCCGGCCATCAATAACCTTACGGCGTTACAGGGATTGCGTAGTCAGGTTCAGCGTTTTTGCGGATGTCGCCGTAGCGCTCGCGCTCGGCGGCCATGTCGTCGCTGATCTTCGCGTCCTTGATGTCCTTCGCGTTCTTGTCGCGCATACGCGTGTAGGCATCGCCGATCGCGCCGATCGCCTCCTTGACCACACCAGGCCCCTTCTTTTCTTCGGCCTCTTTGGTCTTCTTCAGCGCAGCCATCTTTTCGGCGCGGGCTGTCGCCATCGCGTCGAAATCATCATTGCTCATACGGATGGGGGCGCCCTTCCCGATCCGTACCTCGTACCCCTGATCGTCATCCAGCTTCTTCGTCGTAAAGCCGGTTTCCTTCGGGTTCTTGGCGTTCGGCGACATCAGCCGCCTCACGGCGTCGATCGCCTCATCATGCGTGATGTTGGGGTTGCTCTGATAGAGCCGGTAGGCGCTTCCCTTGATCGCACGCTCCTCGTCGGGGCCGATCGCAGGCTTGCCGTCAACGGCCGGGAACGACTTGTCATAGGACGCATCTAGCGCGCTCAGAGCCTTCTCCTTGTCTGGCTCCTTCATGCCTTTCGGAGCGCCGCTACCGGCGGGCTGCTTCGCCGCGCGCTGTCCGGCCGCGTCCAGGAGGAACTGATCGAAGCCCTTGGTGGCGACGCCGAGCGCGGCCGCACCGAGCTGCTGCGGCGATGCGATGCCCTGGTGGATCACTTTGCCGTCAGGGCCGGTGACCGTGAAGCTGAGCTGACCGTCCGGCGACTTCTGGACCTTTAGATCCTTGCCATCAGGAATGTTCGCGTACGCCTTCATGGCGGCCTTGGCGGCGCCATCAATATCGCCGTGGGCCGCGGCCGCGGCGCTGATCGCCGCATAGCGCTGCGACGCCATACGATAATGCTGCAGCATGGCGAATGCAGCGCGCTGGGCGCCCTGCGGATCACCCTGGCGGAGCTTGTACTGGTACACGGCGCTGAGCGCACTCATGTTACGCTCGCTCTCGCCCATCTCGTTGTTGGGGTCGATCTTCTTGTAGATTGCGTTCATGTCGGCCAGTGGAGCGGCGCCGGCGCCGCGGAAAAGCGCCTGCATGCGCTGCTGGCGGCCGGGCGACGGGATGCCACCTTGGGCACCGAGCGCCTGCACGCCATACTTCAGGCCGGCAGCGGTCGCATCGTGAGCCGCCTCCACGCTGATTGGCGTGCGAGCACGCGCCGAGATGTCGGTCGAGGGCGCGCCGATCGCGGGAGCTGCGACGTCGTCTTCGTCATCCGGATCGGAGTCCTCGTCGATCATGCCGCCTTCGGCGTACATCGGCGTGCTCTCGGGCGGCTGGTCGCCACCAATCGCCGGCGCGGGCGTGAGGCCGGGGCGTGAGGCCGGACCCGGAATCGAAGCCGCCACCGGGTCTTCTTGCGGCGTGTTGTACGCCTTCAGCTGCGCATCGTAGATCGCGCCGCGTTTGCCCATTAGCGCGGCCGACTGACGCGATGCGGCAGTGCGGGCGCGGGTCGCCTCGATGTTCGCCTTCGCCTGCTCGTCCTTGAGCGGGTCGTTCATGTCCTGAACGGTCTTGTCGGCCAGCGCGGTCTGGTACCGCGTCATCGCGCGCTTGTACTGTTGGTCTCCCATCGAGGAGACCAGCTTCTGGCCTGACTGGGCGGCGCTCAGAAAGTCCTTGATCTCTTGCGCAAAGCTCACGCTGCCGCTCCCATGGGAATTGCCGGACCGCGCTGCTGCGGGGCGGGGCCGATCGCGGGCTTAGCCTGCGCGCCCTGCTTCTCCTGGCGTGCCTTCTGAATCATCGTTTGCAGCTGCTTCTCGCCGAGCCACGACGTCACGTCGCGCGGCATGACGAACTCGCCTGCGTTGACGCGGATCTCGGGGCCGCCGTTGACCTGTGCCGGAACGTCGTCAGTAACAGCGCCTTGCGAAGGCGACGCATCCATCGGGATCGCGCCACCTTCCTCGAAGCCGAGCAGCTTTCCGCCGATCGTGTTGGTGCCCATGCCCATGACGCCGAGCCCGAGGCCAGCGATGCCACCGAGCGCCGCACCCCAACCGGAGGAGGCGCTTTGGTTCGCCTTCCACTGATTGAGCTCGTTCTGATAGCCCTGGTTGAGCGTGTTGCCCCACGTTCCGACCGCGCTGTTGCCGCCGGCAAAATACGAGCCGGGCGTTCCCATTGCCGAGGCGCCGGTTGCGAACGTCGAATTGCCGCTGTTCACCGCACCGGTACCGGTACCGGCCGACGTGCCGTAGGACGCGTTGCTCTGCGCCGGAAGACCGTTGCCCATGTTGATGGCGTTGCCGCGCAGGGCGAGGCCGGTGGCTTCGGTATTCAGCGCGGACTGCGTACCTGCGGCAGCTTTCGCTGCGGCCTCTGCGGAGCGGGAACCAATATCGAGGGCAGCGTAGCGCGTGGACGACGGGTCGACACCGAACGACTCGAGCTGGCGAGTGGCGGCGTCGCGTGCGGCGGCGAAGTTCTGACCGACGGCAGCTTGCGCTGCACCGATCTGCTGATCACGTCGTTGCGGGGTGTCGTAGTTCTCGGCGTCCTGAAGATAGCGATCCTGCGCCGGCTCGTAGACGTCCTTGTAGCGCTGGTAGTACTCCTTCGCCTGCTGTTGGGTCTGGTCCTGGCCAGCCAGCAGTGAGTCAACGACCTTATCGGTCGTGCCCTTGTTTGCCGCATACTGATCTTTCGCCCAAGCGAGCTGATCCTGACCGAGCTTGTACTGGAGCTCGGCGGCTTCCTTGGAGGCGTTCGCGACGCCGCTCATATCAGGCGGCGGAGGAGCCGAGTTCTTACTTCCCACGTTTACCTCGCTTCAGCCAGCGGCAGTCTTCTTTGCGCATCGACATGATGACGAGGTCGCCGTCGGGGAAGATCTCCGCGATGCGCGCCTCTTCGACGAAGCCAAGTTTGCGGTTGAACAAGATCGCTTTTTGGTTACCGCTGTGTATCGTGCCCGTAATTTTCTTCACGCCGAGCTGCTCGAACGGATAGCTGAACGTGATCCACAGCATGTCCCGGTTGATCCAGTTTGGATCGAACCCGGCAACGTGAAGTCCTATTGAGGCACCAGTGAAGCCCGTGAAGATTACCCCGCCGAGTAACCGCCCGCCCTCCTCTCGCGAGATGACGTGATCACACTCTGGGTTGAAAAATGCGCCAGCTTCTTTCGCGATCGTTTTAGCGTGGGAGATGTTGCCGGAGATGATCACTGGTCTCAATGGCCTAGCGTTGAGCCACTGATGATCTTGTTGGTCCACGTTGCGATGCCGCTGTTAACTTGGCCTGCCATCGACAACGTGCGAGCTGTGTCCGTACCAAATATCGACCCTGCTGACACAGTAACCGTTTGATAGTAGCCAGCCTGCGCCTCATGGAAGAAGACATAAAGGCCGAACAGACCGCCATCTACCCAAGGCGTCGTGTAAACGACATTCCCCAATCCATTATTCGCCCCCGACGCTGTAAAGGTGGCGGTGAACGACTCGCCAGCCCAACCAAGCACATTAATACGTACGCCAGCATCAAGCTCGACCCAAGAAAGACTGCCCGTGCTGACGGTTGTTGATGATGAGCCGAAAAGCTGAACGCCCCTATCGTTGAACCAAGACCGCACCAACCGGTTCGAGTTGTCATCCTGAAACTGTCCGCTCGCGTTGGAATACGTCATCCCCACAAGCGTCTTAGTGGGATCGCCGCTCATGATCTCGACGCCGACGTTCCCGGCCGTGGTGTCGGTGGCGCGGCCCGTCGCAAAGGCTCCGACGACGACCGATCCGCCGCTGACTGAGGTGTACCAGTAGATCTTCGTGTTTGCGGCGGCTCCGAATTGTGAATTGCTGACCGTGATGCCGGTGGACGGGATAGAGTAGAGCGCGCCGTTGATCTTGATCTTGTTGCCGTTGAACGGGATCAGCTTGCACGTCGTTGCATTGACGTAGATGAACCTGCACTGCCCGACTGGACCGACATCCGCGATTGCGGTACTGACGTCCGACGCACTTTGGTAGTTCTGCGAGCTTAGATCATCCGACGTAACGGCCGACACGCCGGAATTTCCGCGCTGCCCAGACAGGATCTCAAAACCCTGCTTCAGTGCGAGCAACGCATCGCGCAAGCTGTTCGGGTCGTTCGTGGGATCAGGGATCGCGGGATACTTCGGCGCCATCAGACCTTCAACAGCTCCTTCGCGCTGGTCGCCATCTGGAATGATGCGATTTTCACGCGCGCCTCGAATTCCACCTGCCAGAAGTCTGCTTTGAACCCAGACGGGATTCGCATGATCTCGCCGGACGTGCGCAGCTCGCGGGTCATTACCAGGCGCTCGTCCGCATAGAGACGCACCAGGCCGTATTGATCAGCGGCGAGCGTTTGGGGCTCGCTTGTGTTGCGCACCGGGTTCTGGGTTGGTGCCCAGGGTGGTACGTCGAAATAGACGCGCATCGCCGAGAAATTCTTTCGGTCGGTAGGCTGAAACACCTTGCTGCGCCAGAGCAGTACGTCGCGCGCGTTGATCTCGTCCGCGATGTCGATGCGGTACAGGGCATCGTTACGGATGATGAGCGTTTCGCCCGACCAAGGATCGTGGAACACATTCGTCGTGGGCGACGTACTCTGCAGTGTGTTGAAAGCCACTCGCTGGTTGGTTGGGTCGATCAACATCCCGTTGTAAGAGCCGGCAAAATCGTCCGGCTGATACACGTCAGTGCTGAAGGCATCCGTCTGCGCGAACCCGGAAGTCCGTGATCCATAAGCAAAATAGGCAGTGCCCAAACGAGTCGCGCGAAGAGTAAAGACCTTATTCAGCCGATTCCACTCGTCCTTCATGATCAGACCGTCGGTCACGACCGACGCGACACCGTTGGCTACAAGGACGAGACCGTTCGGCGAAGAGTAGTAGACACCCTCGGGCGCAGACACGATCGAGCCGCGCGACGTGCAGGGTTCGAACGCTGTCAGTTTCGACAACGTAATCGAGCTCGGGTTGATACCCGTGGCGACCATCGGATAACCAGACGTGCAGACCACGAGAGTCTGGTTGATAACACCGAGGCCAACGATCGGATATTCTACTGTGTTGGTGTACGACGTCGGCCAAGCATGCGGGCGGAACGGTTCGCAGAACCACAGTTCGTTCGCACGCCACCCAGCGATCATTCCGTTCGGCATGGTGATCATGCCTTGCAAGTCGCTCGGTGGGCCTGTCCAGCCCGTGCTTTGTAGCTGATCGTTGGCAGACACCACCGCGTCAGCAGCCGTATCGGCGTAGGTCGTCGTCGAGGCAGCCACCTCGGCGACAAAGAAGTAGGTAGCGGTGCCCGTGCTCGATGTTACCGTCCGGTACACGCGAGCTTTGGAGAGGTTGTAGTTTGTGGTGTCGAGTCCGGACGGCGGTGTTAGGGTCAGCGTCCATGTCGCATCGATCTTACCAGTGCCGAGCACAGGCGCGCTCGGCGGCCCCTCCTCCCCGAAAGCAGTTACCCAGGTCACGACGTATGCGCGCGAGACTGTGGTGGTCGACGATCCGCCAGTGATCGCGAGCGTAGGCGCTGCGCCAGGCTGTGGCACGCCGAGGATGTAAGAAGCCAAACCACCTTGGATACGCGCAGCAGAATTTACACGCGGTGCACCGGAAGGGGTCGCCCAATAATAGCGACTGAACGAGTCGCCGGCGACCGGCGATCGCACCACGTCAGTGTCAATGTTCGGAAATTCCATCCACGTCGAGTCGAGGATGTGGTCAGCATCAAGAACCGACGAGTTCGGGATGCGATAGACCTTACCGTACCCCGCATTCGTCATGTTCCGCACGAACTTGGGTGAGACCATACCCACGAGTTGGCCGCTATAGAGCCAGGTGTTTTGCGAAACGGCCGCAGCCTGATCAGGCAGCAGGCGGCGATCCGTAGCCGGAATAGTTCCGCCGAATGCACTGACCTTGACTGCGACCACTTCGTCTTACTCCTGGTTGGGTACGGGGCCGTATGCGGCGAGTGCGGCACGGCCGGCGGCTTGCTCGGCTCGGGTCTTCTCGTTGAGCGCCGGCGGCTTCGGCTTGGGCGCGTCCTCGACAACGGTCGCGAATTTCTTCGGTGCAGGTGTCGTGGCCGGGGCGGTTACCTTTTGGGTAACCTTCTCGTCTGCCATAAATGGTTCTCCTAGTTCGATCGCGCGCGGCCCTCGAGCAATCCGAGGCGGCGTTCATTCTCTCGTTGGCCGTCGCGCTGGTCTCTGGTGATCTGATCGATACGCGCGGTGGCGTAATCGAGCCGCTCGGAAACGGTCTTGGTCCAGTTGGCGACACGCTCATCGAGCCGCGAAAGCGTTGTCGACATCGAAAAGATGCCGATGACACCCGCGGCGATCAGCGACGTGCTCACGCCGAAGAAGATCTTGGTGAAGCGATCATCTGGTAGCTGGGCCATAATATTTCCAATTCGGACAGCGCAGACGCTCCCCGGTTCGATTGTGGACACGCACTTGTACCTGCGTGTCTTGAGTGTCGTTCCGCGAGTAGTAGATCGGGCGCCAGGGGGCGCAGACCGTCTTGGCGTCAGTCGCGCCGATACCGATCGGGTTTGTCGTTTGGCAGCCAGCGAGAAGGCTTGCGAGCAATGTCCCGCTCAGCGCCAGCACGGGCGCGCAAGCCTTCCGAGAGGATCGCTTTTGTAGCTGCGTCCCATTGGGCGCGAACTCGTCTTTCGCCATCGTAAACTCCGATTGCATAGCAGACCGTGCCGGCAGTGATGATCGCGGCGACCCACGCCGCCGGTTTCCAAAGCGCGGGGCGAAACCAAACGACCGCGCCGCACGCGGCCATTGATGCTACCCAGAAGCTGATGTGCCCGACGATCGGCCAAATGCCGGCAAGCCAATACATTAGGGCGCCCATAGCCACTCCCACACGCGACGCCAAAAGCTCTTCGGCGGTTTCGGTTCTTCCTTCGGAAGCGGCGAATAGGTGTACCAGTCGCGCTTGGGCTGGCTCAGCCCCTCGAGGCAGAGCGCCCGCTCGCTCTTGCGGGAGTCGCCATACTTCTCGCCTGCACGGCGTGCCACAAGGCCGGTACGCACCTGACCGTCAGACCGCACGATCCACTTGTCGAAAGCCTCGCATCCACCTCGGACGTCGCCGGCGTTGAACCTCGCGACCATCGGTGAGCGGCAAATGCGCGCTGCGCCGGCGTTGTACGCGGCGTCGAGGATGGCCGACATCGCCTTGGTTGGCACGGGGCGATGCACGCACGGACCAATCTGGTCGAGATACTTCGGCAGGGACTCTTTGAGCTTTTCGTCGCACTCTTGCTTCGTGAAGCGCTGGCCGACTTTTACTTGGCCGAATTCAGACGTCTGTCCGTAGCAGTAAGTGATGGGGTGCCCGGTGCCGATCATGTCGCGGCGGGCAACCTTGTCCATGCCTTCCCAACCCGGCGTGAAGGCAACGGTGGCGGCGATCACCGCGGCCGTCCCGGTAGAACCTGCTGCAACCTTATGCCAAGTCTTCACTGATCGGCCCCCGGCTGCTTGAGAACACGGGCGAGGCCGAATGCGACTGACAGGACAATGCCACCAAGAATGTAAGCACCGATAGGGATCTTGCCGGCGAGCGCCGGCCACACCATGATCGCACCGCCTACGGTGCTCCAGAGTACCGCGGAGCCGATCGCAACGTGGATGCTATGGAGCCGCTTGAGTTCGCTCTTCCAATTGTCGATCAGCTTCATAGCTTCACCATGATGTTCCAGGCGGTGAAGGGCTGCATGTTGTTGTGTGCGCCGTTGCCGGTGTTGTTTGACTGGAAGCCGATATTATTAGCGCCAATGGTGCCGCTGACACTGACCGACGCCGCGCTGTATCCGATAGAGCCGACAATCGAGAATGAGCCGCCGCCGGTCGTGCTGCCACCGTTGCTGGTCGCCACCGACGACGTAGAGCCGGAAGCCGAAAAGCCGACATTGTTATAGTTGAGACCCGTAATCGTCGGGATCTCGGTGGCAGTCAGGGCGTGTGTTTCCTCGCCGCCGTTGACGCCGAGAGCTCGCGCGGTAAGGCCCGAACCCGAACCAGCGATTATGATCGCGCGACCAAGCTGCTTCGTCAGCGTGATACGGCAATTGGCGGTCCACGCCGCCGATGCGGTGCCCTGTGAAGCTCGCGTCGTCGCCGAACCTGCGCTGGTCAGGACAGGCGCGTTGGCGTCGGTGATGTTGTTGTAGAGCAGCGTGAACAGCGCCTGACAGTCGGCGTTGGCTCGCGTCGAGGCGCCCGAGCTGGCGGACCCGATCGTCCCATCGTTCATCATGACCCAGCCGGTGTCGGCCGTAGTCTTCAACGTCAGCCTACCGTCGCCGGTCGTCGGAAGGCCGAGCGCGGCGGCGAGTGTGGCGAAGTCGGTCGTATTCAGAAGCCCTGCCATATACGACGTAAGCGGAAGCTCTTCTACGTTCCCGACGCCAGCCGTCTGACGACCGAGCACAACACTGGTCGCACATTGGATCGTGTGCGTGTCGTTCCAGTTCGACGGTTTCACCAACGTAGCGTCGGTGCCGTCTCCCTTGGCTGAGACAAACTTGTGCGTGATCGCGATCGTCATACGCTGTTACTACCCAGAGTTCGGTTTCGCCGTCGTCTCAGAATTTCGGAAAACGCCACGTCTGTCCGTTGTTGACGTTCTTGTGCAGCGCCTCGGTCTTCGCGTCCGACATACAGCTGCGGAAACTGCGAAGGTGCACCGCGGCGAGCTGAATGTTCGTGTAGGGTTTGGCGGGCTGAGACATGACCCGACCGACCAGGCCGTCGATGATGCCGGTCGAATATTTGTTCAGCACCCAAGCTGGGAATTGCGGGAAGCCGTCGCCGGCGAGCGGATCGTCTACTGTGAGCGAGACGGTGGCCGTATATGTGCCGGCTTGCGACTGCACGTCCTTGAAGACGATCGTACCAGGCGTGAGCATCTGATACGGGCCGACCGGAAGGCCGCCGCTGTTCAAGACGTAAAGCGAGCGGACAATCGCCGCGTAGGATTCCGCCGGGGTGATCGTGTACGTCTTGTCGGTCGTATTCACCGCGAAAGCGACGTCTTCCTGCCAGATATTGGACGTCTGGAAGAAGTCGTTCATCACGTTGAAAAGCTCCTGCTTCAGTACCGTGTCAGTGGCACCGGGAACACGGGAGCGCGCATTGTTCATGAGGCGATCGGTGTCAGAACTCATTATCCGAGCCCCATCAGCTGCTGCGTGAACTTACCGATGAACGCCGCAGCGCGGCTGTCCTGAGTATCTTCCTCGTCGCGCAACTGCGCGTGCCCCACCATGAAGTAGATGAACGGCGCACGGTACCCGACGTCCATGGAGACGGAGGTCGTATCGTTGGCGGTGAAGTACGGAGGATTGGATGCGCCAATAAACAGGTCGGGGCGCAGTCGCCACGCGGTCAGCATGGCGAGGTTCAGTGCGGAGAGAAGATCAGCGTCGGAATAGCGATACGTCGGCACCGTGTCTTGAAGCAGGGTGCGCGTTTCGCGCACGTAATCCTGAACGGTGTCGAGCATCATTGTCGTGTTCCCCGTGTTGGGAAAGGCGGCGGGGTTTACGCCCCGCCGCCTAACTCATTAGCCAGGGGTGACGATCGCCTGAGCGAGGGCGGTACCGTCGATGACCTTGTAGCCGTACACCTGCAGGCCGCGCAGGATGGTGCCGAAGGTCTGCTCGGAACGCAGGGTCTCCATCTTCGTCATTTGGGATGCGAAGGTGAGGCCGTGCGCGTGACCGGCGTAGATCACGTACTCGCCCGACGCCAGACCGCCTGCGACGCCCGAGGGCAGCAGGTTGGAGGTGTAGAGCGTGAAGCGATCGACCATGCCGATGCGGCCGTTCCGCAGCATCGAGGTGCCGTCGCCCGAGAGGTAGGCTTCACGCAGCTCGGACTGCTTGATGAGCGTGGCAGCCCAAGTGGGCAGCACGACCCAACGGCCGGTCTCCGGGATGTTCTGCTCGTCGAGCACCTGGCCGAGACGGAGCAGCACGTCGACGATCTCGACGGTGCCCGAAGCCGGGCTGCGCGAGACGACGGCGAGCGGACCGGTGGAGGTCACACCCAGATTGATGTTGCCGGTGATCTTGCCGGCGGTGGCGCCGCGGTTGTAGGTCGCGGCGGCACCGTTGAGGACGCCGGCGAGCACCGACGTGTCGATCGTGATCTTCATCTGCTCGGCAGCGTCGTCAGACCACATGCTGAGCAGGTTGAGATCCGACTGAACGTCCATGACGTCGTCGAGGATCGTGTTGAAGTACTTGCCCTGATCGATCGTCAGGTCGAGCACGTTGCCGCTGGGACGCTGCAGCGAAAGCGCACCGTCAGCCTTGTAGTCGCTGATGGTGATGGTCGGCTTCGTGCGGATCTTGACGGTGTCGCCCTGGTTCTTGATCTCGCCTTCGTAGTCGGTGTTGGAGATCGCCGACAGAACGGTCGAGGCATAGAACTTCTCGATCAGCTTGCCCGACCAAATGGTGGGGATGAAGCCAGTCGAGGCGAGCGTGTTGGCGGTACCGCCAGTCGGATAGAGGGGCGGCGTGGTTGCGCCGCTTGCGACAGGAAATGCCATCGTGGGGAGGTATCCCTAGAAGAGAAGTTACCGGATACGCCCTTCCCGCCCCGCTTCGACGATCTGCCGTTCGATGCGGTCCTTCTCCTGCTCGCGGCCGCGATAAGCTCCGCGACGCACGTCAGTGTAGAAGGTAGCGATTTGGGCGTGTGTGAAGGTGGGCTTCTCAGCAGGGGCACCAGAGGCCGCTGCAGTCTTCGCTCTGCCTGGCGCCGCGAATGTTTCGAGCGGGATCTTGTCGGGCGTTGCGCCCGGAGCCGGCTCAGTCGCTGGGACCAAGGCAGCCTCTTGAGAGAGGAAGCCTTTGAAGAAGGCTACAACACGAGGAGTGTCGTTCTGCTCGTATGCAGCCTTCAACAGTGAGTGTCGAATAGCACCAGAAAAAAGATCTGGCAAGGACAACCACTGATGAAATTCTGGAGCAACGTTGATGTCACGCCAATCGGGCACTTCCGAATCGAGCGTTGCTTCAAGGTTACGACGTGCCTGCGCAGCAGTGATTTTCGTGCTGCCCTCGAGGCGCTGCGTCAGCTGATCGAGCTGCTGCTTGATCGTCATGAACTCTGTGGAGAGCTCTTCCTTCGCGCGCTTGCCGACGACGTTCAGGAATTCATCGCCGTATTCGGTGCGCTCTTCGGGCGTGAGCAGGCTCTGGGGCTGGAGTTCTTTCGGCTCCGGCGCGGTCGGCTGAGTCGCCACCAACGTCTGCAGGTGCGCGACCTGATCGCTGAGCGCGCGAATGTCGTTCTCGGCGCGCTTGTAGCGGCCTTCCATCGACTTGTAGCGGTGCTCCCAGTTGATCTCGGTGGCGGCCGGAGAAGGCGTGGGCTCGGGGTTACTCAGCGGAGTAACTGCCGCGGGTTCTGGCGTCGGGGCTGGCTCTGAGGGCGGTGGCTCCGGATTCGGAGCAGGTTCGGGATCTTGGACGCCGTGAACTGCCTTGAACGTGGCTTCAGCTTGTTCGGCGAGGCGGCGGACGGCGGGTGGAATGTTGGTGTTGGGGTCGACGTTAGGAAGAGGACGGGGCACAGCTTAACTCCTTATGGCGCTGCGTGCGGCCTGCGCGGCACGGAGGGCCTTTGGGCTTGCTTCTGTTGGATGGCCTCTGCTGTCCTGGTCGCGTTCGCGATCGTGTCGCGAATGTGAGCACACGCTTTCGCCCGGCCTTGGTTGAGCGTCAGTGTGTCGGGTGGGCACTCGAGCAGCTCGTCGCGGCGCTTCTCTGCGTACAGAGACAGGGCTGACACGAATTGCGCGAACTCTTGGGGCGCTCGGTACGCAAGTTGCGCGGCGGCGAGCGCTAATTCTTTTTCACCGATCAATATTCGATCTTGCTCATTTGCATGACGTTGGGCGCGTCCATCGCACCCTCGCCGCTCGGCGTGACCTTGGCGTAGTTGTTGATCGAACGCTGAAAGGCATCACCAGCCGTGAGCTGAGTCACTGCATGGCGGTTCGGAAGCCGCTCCTGCTTGCCGCCCTTGCCCTTGTGCTTGGTGATGCCTTTCATCGCTCTTCTCCAGAGAATTTGGGGGAGCCGTAGCTCCCCCAGAAACCACTAGCCATAGCTGCCGGTCACAGTGGCCGCCGACATGGCGAGACCGCCGCCCGCGGCGGGGACACACATGTACTCACCCGCCGGCTTCGCTGTCGCAGTCAACGTGATGACCGCTTTGCCGGTCGCGTCGGTGAGCACCTTGAGATACTTGTTCGCGGTGAGCGTCACAGCGACCACACCGGTCGTGGCCGCCAGACCCGTGGAGTACGTAGTCGCAGAGACGTTCGCGCCAGCCGAATCGGTTGACATGTACAGATCGAACTGATGCACGCCCTTTTCGGCGAACTGGATGGTGAACGTCGCGACGTTCGCGGCGCCGGCAGTGATAGTGATCTTCGGCGCCTTGCCGGTAAGGTTCTTCAGAACCTTCTCCACGTCCTGCTTGTCGATTTTGTCGTACGGCATTGGTCAGTGCTCCTTAGTTGCTGGTCTTGGCGGTGTGACCGGCAACCGACGGCTTGGCCGAGCCCTTGCCGAACATCTTGCCGTTGCCGCCCTTGGCAAATTTGCCGCCGTCGCCGCTGGTGGCATGCGACGTCATGCCGGGCTTCTGCGGGCCGGCGTGCTGTTTGCCGAACATCTTGGTCTTCCCGCCCTTGGCAAAGGACGGGGTCTTGGACGAAATAGTCTTAGTCTTCGCCATCGGGTTCTCCTCTGCTGGCGGGTTATCCCACCCCGCCGGCGATACGGGTCTGCGGACCCATATCCTGCGTGACAGGTGAGCTCTGCTGGTTGCCCTGCGCCTGCGCGGCCGCGGCAGCCATGTTCTGGGCCTGAGTTTGGGCCTTGATCTCTTCTTCGCTTGGCACGATTTCCTCGCCGTCCATGCCGATCGAGCCGGCGACCTTGCGCAGCACGGCGGCGCGCCCCTTGGGTCCGATGATCTGCATGTCGACCGGGTTGGCGGTCGCCTGGAGGAATTCGAGCTGACGCGAACGTTCCGTCTCGCGCTGGATCGCAACGTTGACGCCCTTCACGCTGATCGACTCTTCGCCGGTCAGCATGCCGGATGAATCTGTCAGCATGATCATGTCGAAGAGGTTGTGGAGCAGCGGATCGAAAACATCGCGGTCGATGTTGGCCGCAACCGTCTGAAGGATCTTCGAGGCGTTGCCCATGAGCATCGCAAGACCGGACGCCGTGCGCCCTGCCCCGCCGCTCGAGTTTCCCGACAGGTACTTCGGAATCGCCGACAGCTCGTCGGCCATGTCGCTGAACTTCTGATACGTGGCGAGCAGCTCAGCCGCGTTGGAGTTCGGCTGGAAGAAGTCGACCGGCTTCTGGGCGCTGTTGCCCGACATCGGGTCGGACGTGACGCGCCAGCGCTTCCACGGATAAAGGTCTTCGCCGTCCTCGTCGGGCGCCAAACGATCGGTGTTCACCACGACTTGCGGGCCGGACGAGATCGACAGGTTGTTGACCAGCGAACGCAGCGTGGCATTCGCCACTTCCTGGATGTCGCTGAGGATGTCGGGAAGGCCGTTGCCGACAGGCGTGCCGGGCACCTTCTCGAACGAAGTGATGAAATACGGGTGGCGCTTGCGCGGGCTCGGCGAGAACTGAACCTTGATGACATGCCGGCCGATCAGCCATGCCTGCACCATGTAGTCGCGCATCGGGTCCGGTACCTGCTTTGGGTCGAGCCCGTACTCGAGCAACATGCGCCCCTGCACGTTGCCATGGTACTCGAGGCACGACAGCAGGCCCGAACGATTCATGTTCGGGTTCTCGCGCTTCTCCTGGATGGCGCGCTCGGCGTCGGTCATGTCCCAGTCGTCGTTGATGCCGCCACGACCGTATTCGTCGAGCACCGCGATGATCTCGTCGCGGTTGTAACCGGGAAGGTCGAGCAGATCGTTGAGGTCCGCGCGCGTAACGCGCGTGCGCTCGATGACGGCGGCATCCTCGATGTCAGCGACGCCAGGCGTCCACCAGATGTCGAAGGGAGAAGTGCGCTGCCAGAACAGGCGCGGCTTCTGCTGCACCGTGGCCTTGCCGCCATTCCACACGACAGCGGGCACGATGCGGACGACCGGCCCCTTGATGCAGGCGAACGGGAACAGTGGCAGGTCAACCAAAAACTCGGCGAGCGCCTTGTAGAAGTTGCCTTCCTTCAGGAGCTCATCGATCTTGTCCTCGGCGATGTGGGCCTGGTCGGCGGCCTTCTTCTTAGCGGCTTGGCGCGCGGCTTCCATCAGCGAGAACGTGCGATCGCGGATCGAGCTCGGATCAACCGGCTGGCCCGCTTGCGCCTGGGTCTGTGCCTCGATGCCGACCAGCTGTGCGATCGTCTGCAAGATTTCCGGCGGCACGTCGGGGTCATCCGGCGGGTCGATACCCCACGGGCGATCGGGCGAGAGATAGACGTCGCGCAGCAGCGAGCTTGCGCCGCGGCACTTCATCGCGATCAAACGAGCGTAAACATCCGAGCCACCGAATTGCTTGATCTGCGCGAGCTTATCGGCGTCGTACTGACCGTTGAACGCGCGTAGCGCCACCAGCAGTCGGTTCGACCAGCCGGCCGCGGCGTCGTTGCGATGTTGCTTGAAGATCTCGAATTGGGTGCGGATGAACGAGGCAAGACTGGAGAGCGTGGTCTCGTCGACCGCCGCTTCACTCTGAGCTTTTGCTTCGTCCTGCGCCTTGATCGCGGCGTTGAGCTGTGCGGGCGGCACAACTCGCAGCACACCGCGTACCGTGCCCGTTGCCATGAAGCCACGAGATACAGTATAGACGCACTAAATCCAAGCTACATTTGGTATCACATAAGTATCATGGCGTCAACTCCAGCTCGGTCCGCAAGTCTAGGCGATAATCATCTAGTAAAACTCGCGCGCGAAATCGCGATGGATGTCCACCCAATCGAAACTATACTGAAACAATACTCAGTCACCGACGAACGTTGGGAAGAACTACAGCGAAACGCAAAGTTTCAAGGGTTGCTCGCAAGTGAAGTTGAAGCCTGGAATACGGCGCTCAACACCTCCGAGCGTGTCAAACTCAAAGCTGCGGCGATGCTCGAGGAGTGGCTCCCGGAGCTGAACAACCGCCTTCACGACACCGAAGAGGCGCTGCCCGCGAAGATCGAAGGCGGCAAGATGCTGACGAAGCTCGCCGGCATGGACGGGCGAACCGGTGAAGTGGCAGGGGGCGGTGAGCGCTTCAGTGTCGTCATCAATCTTGGCAACCACGGTCCCGCGATTGAGATCTCCAAGGAGATGCCGAAAGTGATCGAAGGCGAGGTCATTGCCTCCTCGTCGGAATAAGCCCTATCCGAGCAGGACGACCGCGGGCAGGAGGGAATACCACCTGCGCAAGCGCTACGGCATCACAGTACGCGATCGCGATGAATTACTTCGACGACAAAGGGGGCGGTGCGCTGGATGCCGGCGTGCCAGGGGTTGGAAGAAGGTTGTCGACCACAACCACAGGACCAAAAAAGTTCGCGGCATCCTCTGTCACCACTGCAATTTGATCCTGGGCCACGCGAAAGACAACGCCAACACACTCCGCCGATTGGCCTGTTACCTCGAAAAGTAAGACTCATGCGAAACCCGCCGCGCGTAGCGCGGAGGGATGGCAAATATCGTTTACAACGCGCCGCCGACGCTGGCGCGGTTCATGAGCTCCGCGGCGTTCGGCCGGCTCGTCGCCGGACCAGTCGGATCTGGCAAGACCACAGCCTGCATCGTCGAATTGTTCAGACGTGCTGCGGAGCAAGCCCCTGCCCCTGATGGCCTTCGCTACACGCGCTTCGCGATCGTACGCCAGACGCTGAAGCAGCTGAAAGACACTGTCCTCAAGGACATTCTCGACTGGCTGAAGGCGGCGGCGACCTACAAGGTCAGTGACAACACTGTCTATGTCTCGATTGGCGATATCCGCTCCGAGTGGCTGCTGATCCCTCTTGATGACCCCGAGGACCAGCGCCGGCTGCTCTCCATGCAGCTCACGGGCGCCTGGATGTCAGAGTGCATCGAGATGGATTACGCCATCGTCGCCCCGCTCTCCGGACGCTGCGGCCGCTACCCGAAGGAAGGCGCGACGTGGTCAGGCATTATCGCCGACACCAACATGCCGACGGAGGGCACCGACTGGCACACCCACATGTCCGATCCGCCCCCGGATTGGCAAGTGTTCATTCAGCCTGGTGGCCTCGATCCAGACGCTGAGAACCTGCCCTGGCTCAACCAGTCGCCAGATACAAAGAAGCTCGCCGAGACCGACCCACTACGCATCGCGCGCGGGCGCGAGTACTACCTGCGCAACGCGCGCAATCCGAACCCGGACTGGGTGCGACGGTACGTCCATGCGCAATACGGCAACGATCCGTCAGGCACGGCAGTGTTCCGCGAGAGTTTCAATCGCGCCTTCCATGTCGTCGAAGATCTGATGCCGGTGGCCCACAAGCCCCTCATCATCGGGCAGGACTTCGGACGCGACCCATGCAGCGTGATCTGCCAGCTGGACCACCAGGGGCGGCTCCTGGTGCTGCAGGAAGTGATCGCCGAGGACATCGGCCTCGAGCTCCACGTCGAGAAGGCGCTACGGCCCGCGGTCATTCACGAGCGCTACCTGGGGCACGCGATCGCGATGGTTGGCGATCCGGCTGGCATCTCCAAGAGCTCGATCTACGAGGAGACCACCTTCGACGTCCTGAAGCGGCTCGGCTTCAACGCCTTCCCTGCCCCGACCAACGACATCGACCCCCGCCTGCGCGCCGTAGAAGCCTTCCTGTTGGCCCAGCGCAATGGCGGTCCGGCGATGCTCATCGATCGCGATCGCTGCCCCACGATCGTCCGCGCGCTCGCCGGCGGTTATCGCTACGCCAAGACCCGGAACGGCACGCGCAAGCCGCTGCCTGACAAGAACGAATATTCGCACATCATCGACGCGCTTCAGTATGCATGCCTTGCGGCGCATGGCGGAATGTCGGGTTATTTTGCCAGGATGATGGCGCATCGGCCACGCTCGACCCGCGGCAAAATGCCGACCGGAGCCTGGACTTAGGCTTCGTCCACGCTGCCAGCGATCGCCGAATCCAGAAAACGGGCGTTCAAAAACGACACTGCGCCGATTGCGGACGTGTTGAGTACGGGGTCCAAATCCTCTGCCGGCGACCAGGCAGAATATCCGACACCCTCGTGGTTGACATAGGCGAACGCCACAAACTGAAGCTCTCCCTTCCGCGCCATAGCCAGGTATTCTTCCAGCGTCGCGACGATGTCGAGATTCGGCGTCGGGGATGTCTTACTTTCGGGGGTAACCAGCTTGGGCTTGAAGGGTACGATCTTCTCGTTGTCGTTGGTCATAGATCTTTGATCCAGTAGATGGCGTCGCGATGCGCCCATGGGTTGGTGGGAGAAAACGTACGGTAGCCGGCAGCGATGATGTTGTTGGCCGAATGCGGATTGTCGCGCGTGTCGCTGACGATGCGCTTCCAGCCGAGTTTGCGCGCTTTGGCATGCATTGCCCGCATGAGGCGCTTCTGAAGACCGCGGCCGCGATGCGCCGGGTCGACACCGACGCGCCAGAAGTAACCGGCATCGGTGCCGATCACGGATTGCTTGATGCCAATGAATGCGGCGGGAATGCCTTTGTGGAAGGCGATCCACCAGTGTCCTTCGGTGAAGTCGACGACCTTCGCTGTCTCCTCGAAGGACACCGCGTGGAGCTCGGCGAGCTCTTCCTGGTAGTCCGCGCCGTCAACCTCTCGAATGCGGTAGGTCATCGGCGCCTCGCATCACTTAAGAATGCCAGATACCCGCAGGTGCTCGAAGAGCCTGCGGACCGCGAACCCGCGCGCAATCGACACGACAGTGAAGACCGCCCCGATCATCAAATTGTGGGAGATCGGGACGTGAAGCCCGAACCAGGGGAACACCACGACCTGCGTGGTGACCGCGACGCCGTAGCCGATTGCCGTACTGAGCAGCGTCTCCAGCAAGGAGGCTTTTCGCGTCTGCTTCACGCAGCCTCCTTGAGCTCTTCCTTCGCCGACTGCTGGTCGTTGTAAGACTTGTCGATCCACTTCTGGATCAGCGGCAGCGTATAGAAGACGGCTTTGCCGAGCTTGACGTGCTCCGGCCCCTTGCGCTGGCCCCGCCACGTCGCGAGGGTCGTGACCTCGACATCGAGGATCTTCGCCGTCTCGCCCTCGGTAAGAAGTCCCAGCGCCTTGCGCGCGTGGAGCGCGGTCTCCTCGATCGATTCAATACTCATCAAAACCCTCTTTGGTGTTAGGGTTAGATGATTTCAAATGCTATCTAAGTCAATGAAATATATAGGTAATTTTCAAGCAACCTTGCGTAGTCTATTGGTGCTCTGGGGAAGCTCGTGGTGACTGGTCACCCGCACCGTGCCTCTCCTGGTGCTCGCTCGCGCGCGTAAAACAGCCGAGCTACGGCTGAGCTCGTCACCGCGGTTATAACCCTGCGTCGTCTGTAGCTCGCTATGCGTAGCAGCAGCCCGGATGAAGTCGGGGTCAGCACCAGCGTCAAACGCCTCAGTGATTCCGCCGGCGCGGCTGTCCATGTTGAACACGCTGTCGGGGATACCCTCGGCGCGGGCGATCGCTCGCCAAATCCTGCGGAATTCATACGCAGGGTACGGCAGCCGAGTTAACTCATTGACGATCACTGGGCCTTCCCGCCGCTCGATCAGTCTTATGCGGCCGCGGGATGGGACCACACCCATCCGTCTAAGATCTTCGATGATCATTGGAGCCAGCTTTAGGTCGACAACGACGGGCTTGTTGGTCTTCGATGTTTGGTGGCGCAATATCAGCTGGTCGTCGATCTCTGACCATAACAGCCCCCTCACCCACTTCTCGTCGCCGATCGCGATGCCTGGGCCGCCTTCGGCAAGGGTGCGGGGTATGTATTCTCCGATGGTATCTTTCTGGCGCAACATGATGTCGAACTGAAACGCTTGCGCCAGCGCTACAGAGCCGCGGTCGCGACGCCAGGCGCCGGCTCGAATAGCCGCAGCTTGGGATGCCGTGATGCGTTGCTTACGACGTGGTGCGCCGGGGAAGCGCATACTCGACATCACCTGCCGAATTCGCGCGCAATGCTTGTCTTCGAGGATCGTGAGGCCAAAACCAAAGACTGCACGCAACTTCTTGACAAAGGCGTGGGCGCTCGAAAATTTCGTACCGTCTAGCCACTCTGCGTGCCACGACAACAATGTGGCACCCTTAATCTTGCTGAGCTTTACGTGGCCGTATCGCCTATCGATCTGGCGCAGGAGATTTGAATGGTTTCGCCTGGTCGAATGGCGAAGTTTGTGCCAGCGCGAAAGTGGGTCGCGCTGGTATAGTTTTATCAGCTTGCGAAGTTTCATTTCCCCCAACTAAGTGGGGGTTGCATATCGCTTTGTCTACAGCCCCTGAGAGTGCTACAGGGAGTGAACGGCTACGAGAGCCCCAAGTCAGCCTTGATCTGGTTGGCGAGCCAGTCCCCAAGCGTGTCGTGCCCAGCCTGATCGGGATGCGTCGTGTCCGACCTCGTGTAAGTGACAAGGTTAGGATCGAAGATCGTCACGCCAGAAATTCCCGCGCAGCCGACAATTATGCTGTCCGAGGCGGTCTTGATCGTGCCGCTTCGTGGCGTCGGAGCGGATGGGTTCCACGGCAGAACAACATAGATCAGCGCATTGGGGCGCCCGGCTCGCAGCGTCGCCAGTGTCGAATGAACGACCGAGGAAACGTCGGCGTTATCGTTGATCCCCATGGGGATGATGTAGACGTCTGCAGCAGGGGTCACACCGTCAGATGTGATGCGATCCTTTAGTGCGGGCTTCGTGCCATTCGCAATATTCCACCCGGTCCCGCCAGCCCCGGAAATGCGCATATCATCGAAGCCGAGCAAACGACCGCAGCGAGGAGCTAGGCCGCGAGGCCAATCAGCGACACCAAGCGTCACGCTGTCGCAGCCTGTGCCCTCAGTGAAGCTATCACCAAGGACGCACAGGCGCAGACGGCGCGCAGCGGCTGGCGCGAAAATAGCGCCGGTTGTGTCGAGAACGGTCGGCCCCCATGTGCCATAACCGATACACTCTAGACGGATCGCCCTCCGAACAGGGTTTGGATCGATCGCGCTGAAATCAACCTTGATGTAGCGCTGCGATCCGTCTCCTGTCGTGACGAAATAGTTGTTGGCGCTGAGCAGGCCATCAACATAGATGCGGAACATCGTGTTGTTGCCTTGCCGATACACCCGCTGCTCAAACTTTGGCGACGAGCAGTCGAACTCAAGCACGCCGACACGGCCGGAGCGTGTTGCATCGCTCAAGGATAGGTTGTCGCATCTATTGTAGCCATTCTTCGGAGAGGTAACATCGAGCAGTTCAGCGTCGCCGCCGAGATACCGTTTCGATGCATCGTTGATCCCGATAACGGAGCCAGTGAGGGTTGGCCCTGCCGCGCCAGCACCTTCCGTGACCGTAGGCGATGAGACGGCATTCCCCGGCAAGCCGCCATAAGTCTGAATTTGGCTTTTTAGCGCAGCGCGCGTAGCCGCGAAGGCGTTCGCTCCCCCAAGGAGTGCGGGAGCCTGTGCGTAGCTGGTCGGGCCGGCGACTGGGTATGTAATGCCGTACGAAGGGGCCATCAGTGTGCCCCGCTCAGTAGCTTTGCTTCGCCGATTGAACGCCAGCCGTAACAGATGGCGTGGTGGAGCCAGCGGTGTTCGCGCGCACCTGGCACTTCGGCAGCTCAAAACCACCACTTCCGTTGGAGGTGAACGTGCAGTAGGTGTCGCCGGAGCGGTCGACGTCCATCCATGTGGTGCCGTCGTCGTAGCTCACCTGCAGCTTGATGGTGCCCGAGCCGAACGTACCGAAGGCCGTGAACACACCGCGGCCGCCGGGCCACACAACACCTGACGTGCTGCCGTTGCCGGTGATCGTCCACTTCATCGCAACAGGAATCGCCATGCGGGTCTCCGCTCCAGGAACTAGGAGGAGACCCGTTATTGCGGCTCAGCGTTTCGCATGAGTCTCGCGATCAGTGAATTGTTTGCTCGTCCCAGTCCTCGAGATTGATGGCGAGCCACCCTGTCCCGTCGGGGTGCTCGGCGACCGCGCTCACGGCACGCTCGATATCCTCGATCTCGTTGCCCTCAGCGTCGTAGTACTCGGTGAACTCCGCGATGCGCCCGTCAGTGAGCACGAGGCAACGCATCTTCCGGCTGATCGCCGCTATCATTCGTTGCCTCGTGAGGTAACCGCGAAGATGATCGCACCGATCATAAGCAAGACACAGACCGGGCCGAGCAGTTGCAAGAACGCCATGCCGGCCTCCTGGCGAGCCGCTAGGAGGCGTTCTGTGCGGCGACCACACTCGCAGCCTGGTCAACCGTAAGCCCACTGGAGGAGCTCGCGGGCGCGTCCAAAGGGGGCCCACCATTGCTCATGGCGCCGACGGCAGCTTTGAGGTCGGCGTTGGCGGCGTCGAGCTGGCGCTGCATGTCGAGCACCTGGCCGACGGTGCTCGTGAGCTCGTTGGCGGATGCGCGCATGCCCGCGGCCGCATCCGAGGCGGTGCGGATCGCATCCTTCGCCTGCCGCACGATGTCCGCGAGTCCCTTGACCTCGACGCTCATCTGGTACTCCCGCTCGAGCTCTTCTGCCGAGATCACCACCTCACCAGCGAACAGGAGCCACCGGGGATGCGTCTCGGACCACATGCTCGAGCCGTAGCGCGTGGAGGTTACGCGTGAGTCTTAGTGGGAAGTAATTTTAGTGGGAAGTAATTTTAGTGGGGCTTGGTAGTCCGCGACGTATCGCGCACGAAGTCTTCAACCCATTCGACCGGCATCTTGAAGGTGTCGGCGATCTCGCGTTCGCTCGTACCATTCAACCATAACACCCTCATATACACGCGCATGCGCTCAGGCACGTCTTCAGGCTTGGATAGTTCCTGGAGCACCCAGGTGAAGAATGGCGGTTTGGGTGGTGGGGTGTTGTCGTTCATCGGATCTCGCGAGTATCGGGCGCTTGGGGGAGCGCACTATATAACACTCGTGAGACTCTGATGTAACCGATGGTTTTAGGGTGCTGGGGTTTTTTGCGGCAGGTGATGTTTCAGATAAGCGCGAGCGGCACTGAGGCGGTTGATCGCCAGCAGCCTACCGATTGGATGATTGTAGACGCCGTAGTCGGTGGACCCAAAAATTTCGTAACCGTCCAGCGGTTCCCACTCAAACCCTAACAGCATAGCAGCTGCGAGTGCTTCGTCGTCTGTGAGCTCTTCGTGGGTCACCGGCGCGTCAGGGTTTTTTCCAGATGCTGGTGTGCGTGAGGGCGCCGGCATCGTCGAGATGGGGCGATGCGTTCACGAGCTCAACCTCACCGCCGAGCGCCGCTGATGCTGCAAGCATTTCGTGGTTCGAGGGTGCTGCTCGGAGCGGATCGTCGATCGCGTACGTCGCGACCACAGTCGCGTAGGTGACGGTGCTCAGGGTGACTTTCGGGTCGCTCATGGTTGCTCCGTGCGTTGGCGGGAGGCGTAAAGCTCTCCCAGCAGTTTGTCCCTGGTCTCAGTCGGCTCGAGTGCCAGGCGCGTAAGCATGCTCTGCCAGTCGTCACCCCAGATCTTTCTGGCAACACCGTGGTCGAAGATCAGCGTGTCGGCACTCGGCAGCTCCTCGACGTGCCTGGTCTCACCCTCGAACTTTGTGAAGATCAGATGGTGTGCGGCGCAGACCTCGTCGGCACCGTACGCTTCCCTGATGATGCTCCGATAGAGCGCGAAGCTCCTGGCGTTGCGCGCGTTCTCGGCCGCCCAGATCGGTTGGGGCATGTTTGGGCTTTCGATGGTTTTAGGGTTTCGGGGTAGCGCCGCAAGGTTTCGCCTGAGTGTCAAGCCCTTTCCGGTTTTCCAAAATTATTTTCGGTTTCACGTAAGTTTCCCTATTGCGTCTTACCCGAAGTTGCGAGAACGTAACGTGAACGTTTCGGGAAAGTCTCAGAGGCAAAAATCCGAAATCTGTATTTCCAGGGGCCCCAACAAAGGGCGGCCCCCGGTGGCGGGGGGCCTGTCCATGTGGGGGCGTGGCCTCCCCGTACCTAGGTTGTAAGGTCGGATGGTTACCCGGTGGGGTTGCCTCCCCGTACCTGAGATGAGGCGGTGCCTGACAAGCCCGCAAGTGGAACGCTCCCGGCCCATCTCTTGATGGTGGTGTCCGATGGCAGATAGCCGCGAGGTCGCGAGGAACCGGTGGTCTTATACTCCACACCGCGCGATACCTGCCGCCCGCACCCGTGCGATCGTTACCTCTTGAGGTGACCCGACGCGGACAGTGGTAAACCCGATAGCACCGCTTGGTGCCGGCAACGGGTAAACCCTAGCAGAGTTGCTAGGTAAGGGGCCGCAGCAATGCGGATCACCATCAAACCCTAAAGCGATACTACCCTGACATACCGGGATCGATTGCCGAACGGTTTGATGCCGCGGAGCGGTTCGGCCCCCAGCAATCTACGCCAATGCCAAGGTTGATTGCTGTGATGGCTTGCTTGTCGAGCCATCGCACCAATCAATCTTGGAGCATCGAACCATGTCATCATGGTCCCGCGAACATTCTAACGCCTTTGGATCGTTGCGTGGTGCGAGGAGCACGACGGTATCGTCGAAGGCTTCTGCACACCTCGCAACGATCAACGACAAGCAGAAGGCTTACCTTCGAAGGTTAAATGGTGTGAAGGCTCGGTTCGCTGCCGACGACAAGGCGGCACCTGAGTTCAAGGCGGTGCGCGAGTTCAATTGCCCGGTCCGCGCTGACTGGGTGCCGCCGAAGCCGCGCGGTCGGTCTCACTGCCGCAAGGCGCGCTAATACGTAGAAGGTTTGCAGGAGTATCATCCTGCACTGAAAAAGACTTAGGTCTATCGCGAAAGTTACACGAGGATGAAAAGTCTTTCGGCAGCGAGTACTCTCTTTATCTATCTTAATATCATAATCATTTTTTAATAAGAGAGGTTTCTATCCGAGGGTGTCATGTGGGTATCTGCTTCCGAGGTTACACCATGAAACCCTAAGGCGCTTGGAGCCCAGTAGCTCCCTCAAAAAAATATAAGATGTTGTACACATTTTCTCTGGCGCCATTGATTTACCTCGCTTTTCCTTCCGCGAATAACCCACAGGCTTGTGATATTACGTCGGTCGCAAAGAGACACTGACGCAACCCTCGCTCGGTAGCTCGGAAGCACATGCTTCCAAAGTGATGCGAGGGTTTTATGGTTAGCTTGGTTGGTAGTGGTAAGACGCCTGACGTCCCTGAATTGCCTGGTGTCTATATGCTGCGGCACGAGGGCGATGGGGCTATCTACATCGGCATGTCCTGCAACCTGCGCAAGCGGTGCAGAGAGTGGTACTCGGCCGTCGTTGGTGCTGGCCGCTGGTCGGCCAGCGTGTCATCGACGATGCGCACCGCAGTCTGTGCGTTGGACAAAGAGCAGTGGAGCTTTCATGTGTTGGTCGCGGACCCGCACTTGATGCGTTCTGATCTGTCCAGACTGGAGCGCCGCGCCATCCGCCGCGCAATGGACAAGGGCGAACGGCTTCTGAACAGCCACACATACGGCGCGTGGCAGTGCAAGCCACCTAAAGTTTCGTGAAGGTTACAGAGTCAGAGCCGTAGTTCCACGGATCGCCTGTCGCGCTGTCCAATTCGGACGCGCTTGATACCCACGCGTTACCTCCGAGAGTTACGCACGTTTCGACAACGTGGAGGAATACTTTGAGCCTACTTATCGACTACTTCCCCTGCCCTCGTTGCGGCACCAAGTCTCGCTTCAAGCATCGCGAGGTGCTCGCTGCCAAGTCTGAGACTTGGTACGGCTGCCGCAACGATAACTGCCGCCACCATTGGAAGCTGCTGGTGATGGACGGGCAAGATCCGAAGATCGTTGCGGAGTCGCCCGCGCATGAGCCGGCACGGCGAGTGCTGGAGCATCGTGCCGGAGGCACGGTCAACATGGGTTGCCCGCGGTGCGGACGTTACGGCACGGTCAAAGCGACCGAGCGGCGTATGGATAACGCGACGGTGCGGCGGCACAAGTGCCCGACCGATGGGTACTACTTCAGCTGCACTGACGCTGACGGGCGCGTTGAGATCACCAAGCTGCGACCGAACATGAAGGTGCGGGACGCGGCGTAGCGCACTCACGCGCGCACCATCACACCATTTAACCCTCGGAGGTAACCGATGCTCAGCACCATGAACCCGATGAACGACGTCATCCGCGAGCTCAAGAACGGTCGGCTGATCGAGTCGATCAAGCTGTTCCGCCAAGCCTATGGCGTCGGGCTCAAGGAAGCCAAGGATGCCGTCGAGGCGATCCGCGAAGGGATGGGGCTGGTCTGCACGGGCGACGGCGAGTACCTCATCGTCACCCGCTACCACGACTGCGACCCCGACTACTCCGTGTCTCGCGACTGGACCAAAGAAGTCGCGCTGGCGGAGGCGAGGTCTCTCTGCGAGCATCGCCACGAGATCATCGTCGCCAAGGTCGTGGCGAAGTCGGTCACCACCCGCGCCATGAAGGAAGTGGCTTAACCTGGAGAGGTAACATGAGCGCACGCAAAGTCGGCGGCATCTGGTTCTTCAAGCTGTGGCGGTTGCGGGTTAGCTTCTGTGTGGCGCGCACTCACACCGCCGCCCAATAGGACCATAACACCATGTCACCTTCAGACATCGCCAGCATGACCGACGACGAGTGTTTGGTCGCTGCGATGCTGCTTGGGTTGGACTGGCGCCGATGGGCGAGCACGAAAGGCGGCACGTTCAATACTACCCGCCAAGATCTACGCATGGGCCGTCGTTTCGCAGTAGACAAATACGACGCCGCTCGCATGTTCCTCAACGAGCGCGCAACACCATCTAACCCTCGGAGGTAACCGTGACCGACAAGGAATTCGACGCGACCGCCAAGAGACTACAACGGTCCGTCGACGACCTTCTGAAACTGTCTCGGTATCAGCTGTGGGCTGACGACGCCGAATCTATCGCGGAGATGCTCCAGCAGCTTGTCGAGCGGATGAAGGCCCGATGACCGAACCATCCGACGATCAGATCATCGCTGATGCGATGTTGTTGGGCGGAGAGTTTGAGGGGGAAGACCTCATGTACTCTTGCACTATCCCCGGTGCCAACTCGTCGATGTTCTACAAGTTTCGCGCCCGCGCTGCTTACTGGGCTCTCCACCATGCCGGCTATCATTACGTCGACGGCACGCTGACTAAGCGCCGCTAGGTCAAGCGAAGCGCGACCGCAAGTAGCCGCGCGCACTCACGCGCCACCCCAAACATTTTCAATCTCTGAGACACACGCGAAACCCTGGACGGTTATCGCGGGTGAAAGCACGTCGAAACTACACCGCTCCATTACCCACGGAGGTAACAAACTATGAGTTCACTGGTGCACGACACGACCAACGATAACCGCCTGAGCGACTTCAACGCGCAGGTCCGCGAGCTCGGACGCGATGCAGCTGCGGGGAAAGACTCGCTTCCCAACCTGGCGATGGCGTTCGCCCGCGCTGTCGTCGATGGCGTGATCGATCCGGCGAAGGACGCATCGGGGAAGGACGGCGCCGCGCGCGTGTTCGATCTCTACGCGCAGGCCGAGGGCAAAAAGGCGGTGCATGACCGCACCGAGGGCGGGCTCAAGGCCAACGTGTCCAAGCTGCGCCAGATCCAGAACGCCGCGAGCAACCCGAAGTGGGACTTCGTGGACGTACTGAACCGGGCGCACACCATCCGGCAGGACTACAAGCGCGTCGACATCGACGTGAAGCCGGCCTACGCCGCGTTCGTTGACGTGGCCCGCGAGCAGCAGAAGTTCGACGACGCGCTGACCGACATGCAGCTCGCCGACATCGTGAAGAAGGGCGAGAGCAGCAAAGAGGTGACGCTGGAGGGCGAGCTCAAGCGCATCCAGAAGCGCGTGGAGAAGGTCATCTCCGGCGAGCTCAAGGACCACACCGGCGCGCCCCTGAAGGACCAATCGCCCGAGCTCATCCAAGTCTCGGAGCTCATCGCGCAGCGCCTGGCTGCGCTCATGACTACCAAGCAGGACGAGGAAGACGAGAAGGCGCTCGCCGAGATCATGGCCCGCCGTGCCAACCGTGGCGCGCTGATCGAGGCGCACGCGGCGTAACCCGCCCGAGTAACACCAACATCGCGGGTACCCCCAACCCCCAGCCCGCGATCAGCCGGCCGCAGCATCAACCTGCCCCCATCAGGGCTGCGGCCGGCGACCCTAACAACGCGCGCACTCACGCGCATCTGGACCATCGCACCATGCAACCCTACAAGCGCAGCCTCACTGAATACGCCGACATCACCGGCCTACTCGCTTGCTGCGACCACAACGAGGTCATTGCGCTCGCCATGCTGGCTGGAGCGGACCTCGGCGGCTCGGACGAGTTTGGCTATCGCTGCCACCCGAACGCCATGCTTCGCATGTCGCGCTCCAGAGCTGCGGCCGACTTCCTCATCGGATGCGACATCCCGCTTACCTCACAGGTAACGACATGACACGCGAAGAGCTCGCGAAGCGACATAGAGAATATCAGAGCGAGTACGGCGAAGGGCTCGTCACGCACATCGACAAGATCGAGCGACATCAAGCGCCGTCCGCCGTGGATATCCTCGTCACTCAGGCGCTGCTCTCTGGCGCTCGGTTCGAGAAGACCGAAGACAGCGAAGTTCAGTACCGGCTGTTCATCGGCGAGTACGACGCAGGCGGATGGATGAACCGCACGCGCGCCGCCCTGGCAGCGAACCTGATCCTTGGCGTCCCGCTACCCGAGAAGGTAACACCATGAAACCATCCTGCAACAACTGCCGTTGGGCGATCATGCGGGACTACGGCTACTCGAACTACACGGTCGAGGGAACGACGTTCAGCTGTGCCCAACGCCTGCACCCCGGTGGTGACTTCGATCGCTGGTACGGCAGGGACGAGCGTCTGGAGCATGCACATAAGTGCGAGAAGTACGGCGAAGGTGAGCCGCTGGAGTTCGACGTGGACGGCGAGAATTATCCGAACGGGCTCACGCCGGACCAGCGCGCCACGTTCGAGCTCGACATCACCTTTCAGATGCTGGAGGGGAAGGTCGGATGACCGAAGAGGAAGGCAACTACTACATCACCCTCGCAACGTTGCATGGTCCGAGCACTGTCGACGATCTCGAAGGCGGTACGTCGGAACGCGGCACGCACGACCCGCTTACCTTCTCGCTCGGCGGCGTCGATGAACCTGAGTACTGGTGGGTCTTCCGCGACGCCTACGTCACACCCGACGAGCGTCTGTGCAGAAGAAACTTCGACACGCGCGCCGAAGCCGCGCGTCACTACTGCCTGCACTACGGCCTGATCAAACCATAGGACCATCGCATGCGCCGCTTTTTCTACAATTACCTCGCGCGCCCGCTGGCGTGGGCGATCCCGATGGGCCTCATCATCGCGCTCCTCGGACTACCGCTCTTCAAGTTCTGGGTCGCGCTGTGGTCGGCGATCCTGCTGGATGTGCTGGTCAACTTCCTCTTCCCCGCGTGGAAGGCTACCCCGAAGGGTAACGAGAATGCCCGACGTTGATGACGACACCTGCATCACGCTGGCGATGTTGCACGGCTGCCAGTTCCACAACGTCGGGGATACGGATTGGTACGTTCATGACGACGGCGACAACCTGCATCCGCTGGAGCTCAAGCGATACGACGCTTGGGAGAAAAACATGCTGCACGGTCGGCGGCACTGGTGTTGGGCGTCCCGCGAAGAGCTCGCACGCGACTACTGCAAATTTCATGGGCTGATCTGATGAACGCCATGCCAAGGGACCACCAGAAGATGCTCGACACCTGCCGGTCGCAGGGTCTCATCAACGAGAGCAACGAGCTGACTGACGCCGGGCATGATTATGTGCGCGCACTCATGGCCCGCATCGAGCACCACCGCCGCACGTCCGACGGCAAGAAGGATCAATATCTGAGGCGCGCATGACCGACGAAGAGTGCATCGCGACGGCTTTACTGCACGGCGCTAAGATCTGGCCTTCGGGGCAGGAGTTGCAGGAACGAAACCGCCGCTACGGTGGCGAGAAAGGCACGCATCCAATCTACGTCATCGACCGTGGCTTTCATGAGCGGATGCCGTGCGTATACGACGACCTGAGGCCGGCTTACAACGAAGCAAAAACAGCCGGGGAAGCCGCCCGTGCCTACTGCATCCGCCACAACCTCATGAGGTAACGATGGCTCGCCAGCCGTATTACATCGTCGTGTGTAAGGATCGCGACATTTACGTGCTCGCGACCAGCCGTCACTTCCGTACCTACACCGACGCGCAGCTCTACACCCAAAGCCTCGCCATCACGCGCGAGCCGATCATTGTGATGATTGATTAACATGACAGCACCATCGGATGACGACATCGCGGACATCGCGCTCGCCCAGTTGCTGGGCGGTAAACTGTATCGCTCTCAATTCATGCCCGGATGGAAGTTTTCCCCGACGCTCCGCGCCGCGGATTACAACGTCGGGTGGGATACCGAAGGCGACGCAGCACGCGGTTACCTCGAAGAGTACCGCACAGGCGAATCAGCGACAGCTCCGCAGTACAGATCATGACCACACCATCGGATGACGAGTGCATCGCACTGGCGCTGTTGCACGGCGCGGACATCAGCGAGCACTACGGGAAAGGATACGTGAACGTAACTAGATCGGACGATCCCGTCGCGTTGCAGAACCGTGAAGCGAACGGGCGGTTTGGATTCGACTCACGAGGCGCAGCGGCGCGAGCCTACTGCGAATACCACAACCTGATCGGAGACACCCATGAACGTAGCCCCGAACTTCGGAGCGGACACGCCGCCTGAGCAGGTGACGTACCAGGCGATCGCCGCACAAATCCGATCGCTCAACCCGCGCGCACTCACGCCGGCGTCACTTGAGGACGTCATCCTCATGATCGAATGGATGCAGGAGGAAACCATCAAGCGCGACGAAGAGCTTACTCGCAGGGGTAACGAGCTCACACAGCGCGAAGCGGAGCTTCAAAGCTGGGAAAAGAGATTGCAGATCAAGCAGCGCGCCGTGGATGCCGTGCTCAAGCGCGCTCCCGATGGGCGGCGCTACTGGTGGTTCGGGAGGAAGGGGTCGTGACACTGGTTCGGGAGGTCATCCAGCAGTTTAAGGACGAGGACGGCCACCTCAGCGGTGGGTTGATCGCCGTCGGGCGCGGCGCGCTGTACATCGAGCAGGATGACCGCGGCTTTGACTTCTGGCTGTACCCAAAGGGCCACCAGGGCAGTGGGAGGTGGGAGAGCATCGCCGCCGAGCATATCGATCAGCGGCTGTTGCGGACTGGCATGGATGAGTTCGAAGCTCAGTTGCTTCTCGACTATTACCTGGAAGGTAACGATGAAGACCGAAACCAATTTTGACGAGTTCTGCCCCTGGCCGTTCTGGCAGCCCTATGGGCTGGTCGAGCGGCCGGTGGTGAAGGCGAAGAAGCTGCGCAAGCCTCGCCGCCCGCGCGCCGCCACCAAGGCACTGTTCACCAACGCGCTGTTCAAGCCGAAGGTGATCCCGAACAAGAAGCGGAAGAACGTGCGCGGCAAGATCACACCATCTAACCCTGAGAGGTAATCATGGCGAAAGAGAAGATCGTCTGCTCAGAGTGTGGTGGCGAGAACGTATTAGCTGATGCGTGGGCGCGCTGGAACGTCGAGAAGCAGGAGTGGGAGCTCGACAACACGTTCGACAACAAGTTCTGCGAGGACTGCGACAGCGAGTGCAATGGTGACTGGGTAGAGATCGAAAATAAATAGCGCCGACCAACAAATATAACTTTCAGGCGACACAGAGGTAACCCTCGAAAGTTACTTCGGACTCCATCGAAACGGAGTCCAAACGATGCCCTCACAGAAAACGCTCGACCGCTTTGAGGAAGAGCGAGAGGCAAAAGTAATCCCGCTCACCGAGGGCCGCAAAGACGACCAAGGCAAAGACCCTTGGCACCTCGCACCCTGGGACGCTTTCCGCGCGATCACCAAAGTCCTCCGGTTTGGAGCCGGCAAGTATGCCCCCCGCAACTGGGAGAAGGGCATGGACTGGTCGCGCCCCTACTCGGCTCTCATGCGTCACATGACGTCGTGGTGGGAGGGCGAGAAGGCTGATTCCGAGACCGGCTTCTCGCATCTCTGGCACGCCGGCTGCTGCATCGTGTTCCTCATCGCGTTCGAACTGCGCGGTGTGGGCACCGACGACCGCCCCAAATAACAACTTCCAACCTTGGAGTGAAGTAACGTGCCCATCCCAGTGACCATCACTGACCGCTTCCGCGCGGCTTGGACTGCGTTCAAGCAGAACACCAAGCCCGATCCCGATGCGCTGAACAACTATCTGGCGCAGCGTCGTGCCGAGCGTGAAACCTCGCTCAACAAGCTCGAGCCCTACGACAAAGCGCTTGTGGCTTCGATCGCCGGCGACACCGCCAACGCCGATCGGTTACTCGATCAGGTAATGCCGGCCGTCGAGCGGCTGGAGCTCGAGGACCAGGCGCGGGTGATGATGCACATGTGTCAGCACAATCCCCGCATCATCACGACCACGCCGGTGCGGATGTGGGTGACCAAGCGCGACAACCTTCGCTCGCTGGCGACGCTGATCGCCCGCAAGGAAGAGATCGTGGTGGTCCGCTGATGGTGTTTGCGTTCAACCCCGACGACCGCCCCGCAAGGATCTTTCGTTACGTCCCGCCGGGCACGCTCCCATCGAGGGACATCATCTCGATCTACGACAAGGAGAACAACCTCCTGATCATCGACAAGGCGAACTTCGAAGTGCTCACGCCCGTGCAGAAGCATCTCGTGCTGCGTACGCACGAGCCCTGCATCGAGGTCGATTACTTCAAGAAGTACCGAGTTTGGGGGCTCGCCGCTTAGGCCGCGCGCACTCACGAACGACCCTACCCTCACCCACAACTGGAGACTGGACTATGAAGCTCAACGACGTCGTCAAGCGCATTCCCGGCTGGTACAAGGCCGGTCACTCGATCTACCTGAAGTCGCCGCCCGGCCGCGGCAAGACCACGGTGCTCGCGCTCTCCTCGACGATCTTGTCAAAGGCGCTCGGCGGCAACTACGGCCACGTCATCATCAACGGACCGCTGCTCACGCCGGGCGATGCGGTCGGGTACCTGATCCCCAAGCATCACGACAACGGCCGCGTCTCGTCCGTCTACACCGAGCCGTTCTGGTTCGTTACCGACCAAGGTAAGCACATCACCGACTACGACGGCGGCATCATCATCGTCGACGAAGCCGACAAGATGGACACCGACGTCAAGAAGGTCATCGGCGAAGCTGCGCTGTCCGGCCGGCTGGGGCCGCATCGGCTACCGAAGGGCTGGGTGGTCTGGATGGCGGGCAACCGCGCGCAGGATCGCTCCGGGTCCACGAAGGAGCTCGATCACCTCATCAACCGCCGCATGGAAGTGGACATTCAGGACGACATCGAGTCGTGGCTGGACTGGGCTTCGAACAACGGCATGTTGCCGCTGACGCAGGCGTTCGCGGCGCAGAACCCGCAGATCGTCTTCACCGATGGCGTGCCCGACAAGCAGGGTCCGTGGTGCACGCCGCGCTCGCTGGCGATGGCGGACGAGTACATTCGCGCGGTGACCGGCAACACGGGGGACATTCCGGAAGATCCGCTGCTGGTCGAGGAGATCGCCGGCAAGATCGGCACGGGTCCGGCGACGCAATACTTTGGCTTCGTGCGCCTGGAGCGCGAGATGCCGAAGTTCGAGAAGATCATCGCCGACCCGACCAAGGTGAAGACCCCGGAGAAGCCCGACGCGCAGATGCTGGTGGTCTACAACCTGGCGCACCGCGTCGACGCCAAGACCATCAAGCCGGTGATCACTTATGTGGAGCGCATGCCGAAGGAGTTCGCGGTGACGTTCGCGAAGGCCGCCTGCAAGCGCAACCCGGAGCTGGTCATCGATCCGGCCATGCGCGAGTGGTCCACCAAGAACGCCACCCTGATGGCGGCGCTGACTGCCTAACGCCCGGCCGGCGTAGGGGCGCCGAGAACAGCTCCCGAGTTCGGCGTGTGCGAACTCGGTGCCCCGCTTCTTTCCTGACACCCAACCGTAACTCTGAGAGGTAACGATCATGGCCCTTGGCGAATGGAAGATCACTGTGCGCGTCGACTTCGCGACGAAGCAACAGGAAGAGACGTTCACGAAGTTCATGAAGAGCCTCGCCAAGAGCGCCAACTCCACGGTCGCGCTGCTCGCTGACAAGCGCAAGCCGCAGATCGCGTTCGAGTACGGTGACATGTTCGCCGGCTCCGAGCAGATCGAGCTGTGGACCGAGGGCGATGAAGGAGAAGAGGCGTGAACTACGGCGGCAGCGGCGATCCGATGGCGGCTTTCCCGAAGCTCGGTTTCCCGGAGGAAGTTAAATTTAAGTGGGAGCGCAGCGAAACCTATCACTACTACGCTTGCCGTCCGATTCCGACGCGTCCTGAACTCGCTGTAGCAGTTTGGGCCGGCGGCACGAGCTTCTGGGTTTCACTGTATCGCCTGAGATCGTCCGCCGAGGCGCTTCACTATCACGCCTTCACCGGTGCGGACGAGCTCGAGATGATGCGCGCCGAAGATCCCCTGCAAGTGCAGGGCATCATTTTTCACCTGATCCAAAACCACCTACCCCGAGAGGTTACTTCCAATGCAGCTTGAAGCCTGCGCACTCACGGCCGCCCAAGAGAAACTCTGGAGCGATACTCGCGTCGCGCTCCTGTGGCACTGCCCAGCGTTCAGTCACATCTTCTACACGATGCTCGACAATGCCGGCTCGAAGCATGTGGCGATGTTCACCAAGGACGTGCCCATTGCGGCGACCGACGGCGTGAACCTGCTCCTCAATCCGGAGACGTTCTTCAAGTACAATCTCAATGAGCGCATCTTCATCTGCGCCCACGAGATCATGCACTGCGTCTGGAACCACTGCGGCCTGATGCACGGCTTCCAGCGCCGCGGCAAGATCTCCTACCCCGACGGCACGGAGCTCCCCTACAACCAGGAGACCATGAACGTTGCCACCGATCTGGTGATCAACGACCTGCTCATCGAGTCCAAGATCGGCGCCTACAACAAGGACTGGCTGCACGACAAGCAGTACGCGGTCAGCACCGACTCGGCGATCGATGCCTACAAGAAGGTGTTCCAGCAGCAACAGGGCGGCGGGAAAGGCGGCGGCAAGGGCAACGGTCAGGGACCGTCTGGTAGCGGCTTCGATCAGCACCTGGCGCCGGGTACCTCGCAGGGTAAAGACCCATCGACGGCGACCGCCGAGCGCAATGACCTGAAGTGGCAGACGGAAGTTGCTGCCGCTGCGGCCGCTGCGAAGGCGCAGGGCAAGCTGCCGGCGGGTCTCGAGCGCTGGTTCGGAGAGATCCTCAACCCGCAGGTCGACTGGCGCGACAAGATCGCCGCCCTCTTTGCGAGGAAGGTCGGCTCGGGCTCGTACAACTGGCAGAAGCCCGATCGCCGCCTGATCGTGCGGGACATCTATTACCCCGGAAGGTCAGGCTTCGGCTGCGGCACCGTGGTGATCGGCGTGGACACGTCGGGAAGTATTGGCCCGAAAGAGCTCGACATGTTCTTCGCGGAGATGGCGGGGATCTTGGAGGACTGCCGGCCGCAGAAGCTGGTGGTCATGTGGTGCGACGCGCAGATCGGCCGCATCGACGAAGCCGAGGAGCCCAGCGACCTCAACGTCATCCGCGCCAAGGGCGCACCGGGTGGCGGTGGCACCAGCTTCGTGCCGGTGTTCGAAGAAATCTACAAGCTCGGCCTGGAGCCCGATGCCCTGGTGTATCTCACCGACGGCATGGGCACCTTCCCAAGCAAGGCGCCGAGCTATCCCGTGATTTGGGGAAATATTTACCCGCAGTCGAAGTACCCCTTCGGCGACGTGGTGGATGTTCCCAAGCAAGCTGCCTGAGGGGGCTGCAAACCTTTCCCCGCAGCCGGGTGGCAACGGGCGAGCGTATGCCCTCAGAGGGTACGGACATCCTCTCTGAACGGCTAGGCGACAACAAGGCGGAGCTCCTGTGCCCCCTCAAGGCATGCAGTCATGCAGTCATGCAGGCGAAGCTCCGCAAGCCACCAATTTTCTTCTAACCCCGAGAGGTAACGATGGGCTGCGATATTCATCTTGTGCTCGAGAAGAAGTGGAACGACCGTTGGGTCGGCGTCACTGACTTCCCTTATGTGCCGGTCCAGGTGTACGGCGGCGCGCCGGATTACAAAACGGTTCGTGGATACCCCCACTACGACGTTCGCAGCCGCGACTACGACCTGTTCGCTCGCCTAGCAGGCGTTCGCGGCGCGGGGCCTGAGCCGCGCGGGCTACCTGACGACGTGTCTGATCTGGCGCGGATGGAGGTCGAACGCTGGGACAGCGACGGACACTCACACTCGCATTGCTCCCTGCAGGAGTTCGTGCAGGCGAAGCTCGCGAGTGACGCTCCCGAGAAAATGCTGGTCGAGAACGACCCTCGCACCCAAGACCCCTACTACCACTACTTCGGGATCGGGAAAGACGAGCTCGCTGAGGCGGAATACCGCGTCGTCTTCTGGTTCGACAACTAACCCACCGAGGTAACGATGGGCGGAGCCTACAGCGTGGCGCCGATGCCGGTGCTCGAGCAGCCGAAACCGAAGCGTCGTCGCAAGCCGACAGACTATTCCAAGCTGATCGTCCGCGGGCCGCGCCTGACCAAGACCTACTGGATGCTCAAGGAAGGCTTCGTGCAGGACATTCAGCGCGAACGCGCCGGCGGCACCAGGAACAACTGTTACTTCGACTGGCAACACCAGCGGCGCCTTGGGGCACTGCTCGAGCGCGGCTGGATCGAACAGCGCGAGGGTCCACGCAAAGGCGTGGTCTACCGCACCACCGGAGAAGGCGCCTTCGCAATGCTGCTCGCTGAAGGCCAGTTCGAAGCCAAGCGCGCACTCACGAAACCATAGGACCATCGCACCATGTTGCTGCGCGATCTTAAAATGGAGCCTCGCGAGAGGGAGCACTACTTCGACAAATATTGGGTGAACCTACGCGACGGGTCAGCGCTCTTCATCCAACGCGCCGCGAGTACGAAATTACGATATCCGGTCGGCACATGGTTCATTTTTCATGCAGCTACTTACGGAAGCCACTCGCACTATCTAGCCACGCGCTACGAGCTCGACGAGTTCGAAGCTCAAGCCGTGTTCGATCATTACCTGCAATTTCACGGGGTAACCGATGAAGCTCTCTGACATTCCGTGGCCCGGTGATGTGATTGCTCGCGGTCTGAACGAGGACGAAGGCGCGATCGCCCTACCGGGAACGCCCTACGTCCTGACGATCTGCTACCTCGAGTATAGCGATGGCCCCGAGTTCTCCGTCGTTGTCCGCCTAAACGAGAACGGCGCCCCCATTCGATGCATGGGCAACGCCTTCGACTTGAAGCCTGCCAGCCCGCGTGGTCATCGCGACGAGCGCGATCCGAGCTGCTCACGCTTCGACCTCCCCTCGCTGTTCGAGCTCCTCGCAGCCGTCGACTACTTCGCCCAACGCTACGGCGCTAACCCTCCGGAGTAACAATGCCCGCATTCAGCCAAAGCACGCTCAACCAGCTGCACTCGAACATTCGCACGCTGTGGTACCGGCGTCAGCGCGTGGGCAAGATGCACCTCAGCCACGAGGAGTACATCGACACCTTCGTGCCGTTCGAAGCGCGTGAGCATTTCGTTGCCGTCGCACGTCATGTGCAGTCGCGTCCGCAGTGGCATGATCTGCACTGGCCGCTCGCCGACGGCACGCGCCTCAAGCTGAACGTGCTGCTCGACAGCAAGGTCGACCGCCCCGCTCCGCCGTACATGCGCGAGCACATCGTGCAGCCCGACGCGCCCCAGGAGATCGTCGACCGCATCAACAGCTGGATCGCCACCGGCGGTGACGCGCATCGGGATTTTGCGCGGGTGGGCGTGCTCTTGGGAAAGCTCAATGAGACCTGCTCGCGCAATACCATCCGCTACTACTGGCCGACGATCATCCCGATCTGCGCCGAGCACCAAGAGACCAAGCGTTTCGCCGAGGAGCTCGCCGCCCTCAAGCCGCCGAAGAACCCGGCGCCGTTACCTCGCGGGTTACAGCAGGCGTGCCGGTTGACGGCGGTGACGATCACAACGACGTTGTTGATCCCGGCCGATGCGCAGGATCAGGGCTGGGGTGAAGCGACCATCCAAGTCGCGAACGGACAACGCTACAGCGAGCCTGACCTCGGCGCTTTCAGCGGGCTGAGCTGAACGAAAAAGCCGGCGAGGATCTGGACACCCTCGCCGGCTGAACTCCCACCCACAGGAGATGCGCTCGCGCGCTGAAGATTCATATGGGCGCGGCCGATTCGCGTGTCAACTAGGACGAGCACTGTGCGGACAATAATTCTGGATTTCGAAACTTATTACGACAAGGAGTACTCGCTCCGCAAAATGACGCCGGTGGAGTACGCGCTCGATCCGCGTTTTGAAAACATCCTTTGCGCCGTCAAGGAGGGCTGGCCAAGCAACCAGCCGACCTACTACGTCGATGGCGCCGACTTCGATAAGTGGGTGAAGGACGCTGCGCTCGAGAGATCAGCAGTAGTCTCCCACAACGCGCTCTTCGACATGTGCGTCCTCGCGTGGCGCTACGGCATCGTGCCGCGCCTCATGATCGACACGCTGGGCATCTCGCGCGCGATGCTTGGCTACAAGCTCCCTCGCCTCTCGCTGGAGGCCGTCGCGCGGCACCTGGGGCTCGGCGTAAAGGGCAACACTGTTCACAACGTCATCGGCATGAACCGCGACGCGATCAAAGCCGCGGGCCTCTGGGACAGCTACGCCAGCTACTCCATGAACGACGCTGATCTGTGCGCCGGCATCTACGACACCCTCGTACGCTCGGGCGGTTTCCCCATCAAAGAGCTGGCGATCCAGGACATGGTGCTGCGCTGTGCCATCCAGCCGAAATTCCTGCTCGACCAAAACACCCTCACAGAGCACCTGGCCGAAGTCCGCGCGAAGAAGGATCAGCTGATGGCACAAGCCATGCTGGTCGGCGCCGGCGGCAAAAGCGACCTGATGTCGAACGACAAGTTCGCCGAGTTACTTCGCCAGGTAGGCTGCGAACCACCCACCAAGATCTCGATCCGAACGGGACAGGAGACTTATGCTTTTGCGAAAACCGACAAAGAGTTCATCGCGCTCGAAGAGCACCCGAATCCGGCCGTGCAAGTCCTGGTGGCTGCCCGCGCCGGTCACAAGTCCACGTTGGAGGAATCCCGCTGCGAGCGCCTGCTGAAGATCTCGCAGCTGACCTGGCCGGGCAATCAACAAGGGTTGATGCCGATCCCGCTGCGCTACGGCGGTGCCCACACGCACCGCCTCAGCGGCGATTGGAAGTTGAACATGCAGAATCTCCCACGGGGAGGAAAGCTGCGGCGCGCACTCATCGCACCACCCAACCATACGATCCTCACGATCGACGCCTCCCAGATCGAGGCACGCATTGTTGCATGGCTGTGCGGACAAGACGATTTGGTCGCACAGTTCGCCGGCGGCGAAGATGTCTATTCGTCTTTCGCTTCGGACGTTTTTGGTTACGAGGTGCATAAAAAGACGCACCCTAGCGAAAGGTTCATGGGAAAGACCGGCATTCTTGGGCTTGGTTTCCAGGTGGGAGGAGCGAAGTTCCAAAACACCGTCGAGGTGCAGAGCGTTTTGCAGCTCGGTCAAAAGATCGAGATGCCGCTTGAGGAAGCGTTCCGCGTCGTTCAGATGTACCGGAGGAAATACTCCCGCATCTCAGCGACTTGGGGGCTCCTTCAGACGCTGGGAATTCCCGTCCTCGCCGGCAACGGTGCGACCTTCTCGATCGGCCCATGCGTCTTCGAAAAGGGAGCCGTAGCGCTCCCCAGTGGCTTGAAGCTGTTCTACCACGATCTCCACCAAGAGAGCGGTGATCGCGGCATGCAGTGGGTTTTCACCTACGGAGGTGAGACCCAGAAGCTGTACGGCGGAAAACTCCTAGAGAACATCGTACAGGCGCTCGCGCGCATCATCACGATGGATGCCGCGCTGCGAATACAGAGGCGGATCGCCCTCGGCATGCAGGTGCACGACGAGCTCGTGTACTGCGTCCCCAACGATCGCCTCGAGGAAATCAAGCATATCGTCCTGGAAGAGATGCGACGCCGCCCGGACTGGGCGCCAACCTTGCCGTTGGAAGCGGAGGTCGGCACTGGCCCATCGTATGGCGACGCTAAATAACCCCACGAGGTTACCGTCATGCCAAGTCGAGTTCCACTCGCGCATACGCGAGAGCGTCATACTATTGCGAAGCTGTTCATAGATCTAACTGTCGAGATGCGCATGTCGTTGTTCGGCGATCAAACGGTGCGACGAGACACAGGGATCGGCACGCTGTTGATGGTGGGCGCTGCGGTCGTGGTCGGACACGCAGAAGCGCGCCCGATGAACGCCACCAAGATCTCGCTCTACGTCAATCTGCCGCGCTCCACAGTTCAGCGAAAGCTGGATCAGTTGCAACAGCTCGGCGTGATCGTACGTCGCGGCAATGCCTATTGCCTCTCACCATCACGGGCGGGGAACATCCCCCCGGAGTACGTGAAACGCTCAGCCCGTATAATCACGGAAGCAGCGAAGCGGCTAACGCGCGAAGTGTAGCTTCTTAGCAATAGGCGAAACCACCTCTTCGACATTTTGGGCACACGCGATGGTGGAATGCCCATTTTGGCTTCCGTGCTGTCAACCACAAGGATTAATCTACAGCGCGACTTTAAACGCTCACGTAACCTCCAAGAAACCCCCGTGAAACCATTGAAATATTTGAGGAATTTCTGCGCGACAGTGTTGACTTCGTTCCGCAGTTGACTCATTTAATCTTGTAACCTTCGCGTGAAGTTATCCTGAACCAGGGTCAAAACTCCAACCAAAGCAAGTAGCATCACATGCGCCCCACAACGGCTCCCCTCCCCTCTGACAACGACGAGACGACCCAGCTTCGGACACGTATTCGGGATTTGGAATTGGCGCTCGGCCAGCGCGACGAGAGCCTGGCCGCAACGTTCCGCCTGACGCCGGTGCTGAACAATCTGATGGGGCTGTTGATGAACGTGCCGGTGGTGACGCCGGAGATGATCCGCCAACGCCTCGAGATCGCGCCCGATGCCAAGGTCGCCGCGCATCGTCTGCGCAAGCATCTGGAGCCGTGGCAGATCAAGATCCAGTCGCGCCGCAACGTCGGCTACTGGATCGAGGACGAGGACAAGCTGCGCGTTCGCGAACTCATCCGCCAGAAGATGGCGGGTCAGATGGTTACCCCCGAGGTAGTCGTCGACAACGAGCTTGCGGCAGAGGGCGACGACGAGACCGCCGAGTAATTCGGTTCCTCCCTGACTACCCGGTGCGGAATTTCCGCACCGGGAATTTTTCCGCCCAGAGGACAGAGTTATGGAATATTTTCGGGATACCGAAAGCTCTTTGTCGAGTGACTGGACTGCGCGCTTTTTGGACATCGCGCGCGTCGTCGCGGGCTGGAGCAAAGACCCCGGCCATAAAGTCGGTGCGGTCCTTGTAAGGCCCAACCGCACCATCGTGAGCGTCGGCTACAACGGCTTCCCGCGCGGCACCGACGACTACCATCAGCTGCTCAACGATCGCGACACCAAGCTGAAGCGCACGGTCCATGCGGAGGTGAACGCGATCATTACCGCCGGCGAGAAGCTGGACGGCTGCACGCTCTACGTAACTCCCCTGTACCCTTGCGCCTCGTGCGCCGGGATCATCATCCAGAGCGGCATCCGCAAGGTCGTCGCCGAGATGGCGCACGACGTGCCCGATCGATGGGCGGAAGATTTCAAAGCGGCTGCGCGAATGTTTCGCGAGGCTGGGCTCGACGTCGAGCTCGTGCGGAAGGAGCGCGTCTAGTGGCTTTCCCTTCGCATCAGGACAAGCTTTATCAGGAGTATTTGCGCATGAGCATTCTCGGTGGTGGCAGCTCGGGACTCGGCGCGCTCCCTTGGCCGCCGTCGGCACAACAGCAGGCGCCCGTCTACCATCCGTGGGGCGTCCCGCAGGCGAACTTCAAGCACGCGCCGGAGAACATGCGCGCCGCTCTAGCGATCCGCATGGGCTGGAACGTCAATCAGACGGGCTTGAAGTATTTCGAATACTGCGAGCCGCGAAAGCTCGACGCCGAAAAGGCAGTCGTGTTCGTCATCCACGAAGGTAAGGCGCTGGCGATCGAGGATGATCTGAATCTCTTCCCGAGCGACGCGCTCGTCACGCAGCTGCGGCTCCTGCAGGACACCAAGTGATGCTCCTGCTCATCTACTTCGCCGTGGTTCTCGACGCACATCAGAACATGTTTTGGAGAATGAAATGAAGGCCGCATATATCGCAATCGCTCTGCTCGGAGCTGTTACCCTCGCGGGTTGCGACGACGCGCAAATCGCTTCAGAGAACCTGTCCAAGGCAGCGGACAATTTTGAGATTAACCGCCGGATCGTTTTCTACAACGGCATCAGCGGTGAATATATCCTGACCATCGAGGGCCTCTGCTCCCAGCAGCCCGACGGTCGGAAGCTCGCCGTGATTTGCAAAACCGGGCCGAGCTCCTTCAAGAAACACTTTCTCGGCTTGTCCGACAACGTGACCTACTTCTCGGAGCAGATCGATGCGGCCCAGGCGAGTGCCTACCACTACCGCGTGATCTTCAAGCCGGCGGCGATCATCCCCAACGTGGAAGTTCGCTAATGAATGTCGCCGTCAAGCCCTTCGCGTGGAGCTACTCGCGCCTCAAGAACTTCGAAACGTGCCCGAAGAGGCACTGGCATGTTGATATCAACCGGGATGTCAAGGAAGAGGAGGGCGAGGCCCTGCTCTGGGGCAACGAGGTCCACAAGGCGATCGAGAACCGGATCGCCAAGAACACGCCCCTGCCCCACGGCATGGACCCCTTCGAGAAGTGGGTGCAGAAGGTCGTTACCGGCCAAGGTAATCCTGGCGTGCAAGTGCTGGTCGAACAGCAGCTCGCCATCAACGCCAACTTCGGCAGGACCGCGTGGTTTCCGAGTGACGCTAAGCGTGCCGGCACTGGCAATCCATGGTTCAGGGCAAAGGGCGACGTCATCAAGATCGCGGGGCCAGTGGCGTTGATCGTCGACTGGAAAACCGGGAAGCCACTCGAGGATTCGCAACAGCTGGCGCTGATGGCGGCCTGCGTGTTCGCCCACTATCCCGAAGTCATGAAGGTCCGCAGCCTATTCGTTTGGCTCAAACACGACTGCGAGACCAAGGAAGATTTTCACCGCAACGACATGGCAGCGATGTGGAAACATCTGTGGCCGCGCATCGAGACCCTCAAACATGCCCACGACACAACGACGTACCCGGCGAAACCCGGCCCGCTCTGCCGCCGCTACTGCCCGGTCTCAGCCTGCCCCCACCACGGAGAGAGCAGCTGGTGACAGTTGGCGCTGGATGGCGGACGGAGAGATCATGTTGCGGTCGCATCTTCCGCCGGACACGCCGCTCAAATTGACGCGGGTATTCGAAGCTGAGACTCGCCAATGGAAAGTGCTCGTGCAGTTCGTCCGCGAGAACGGACCCCCGGTCCTGATCGGCAGCGAGCCGCTCGAAGACTTCCCGAGCGAGCTGATGATCGCTCAAGCGATGCTGGTGGCGTGATGGTGGACTATCGCGGCATCCTGCGCGCGGCTGAGACCGCAACGGTGGACCCGTCCCTGCCTGAGAAGACCCAGCGGGAGCAGGAGGCCGGCCGTGCACGGATCATGCAGAACCTGCGCGCGAGCGTCGTAGACGTCGGGATGGACGAGCTGCAGAGGCGCTTCGGTAAGCGCAGCGTGCCGACCGGTGGCTTGCGATTTGTCGCTGAGGCTAATCGCTGGATGGTCGACGTCGTGGTGCACACGGCGGCGAGGCGCGTGATGCAGTTCGAAGACGAGCTTCTGGAATTTCCGAGCGATCACATGATCGCACAAGTCGCACTGGTGGTGTGATGGGCAAGGGCAACACCCCGGAGGGTCGCGTCAAAGGCGCGGTGAACAAGGTGCTCGCCCGTTACCCCGAGAGTTACCGCTACATGCCCGTGCCTTATGGGTATGGCCTGAGCTCGCTGGATTTTTTGATCTGCCATTACGGGCAGTTCATCGCCATCGAAACCAAGGCGCCTGGCGAGAAGCCCACCGCGCGCCAGGAGAAGATCATCGCCGAGATCGAGCACGCCGGAGGGCGCGTATTCGTGATCGACGGCCAGCCGCCACAATTAGCGGAGCTGGAAGCGTTTCTCGAGCAGGTAAAGAATGCAAGTTCAGATCAGTGCGAAACACAAGATGCTGGCGGTGCCCGTAGCGGAAAACCTCCAAAATCTTTTCCCCGCGGCAAAGCAAATTCAATTCGCCGGAGCCCCGCATTTACTCCTGCCGCATCAGCCGACGGAGACGTTCCTGCTGCGGCGTCTGGGCTACGAGGTACCGGCACCGATCCTGACGCACTATGATTGGCGGAATGGCTCGCCGTTCAACTCCCAGAAGAGCACGGCGGCCCTCCTGACCCTCGAGCAGCGCGCGTATGTCTTGAATGGCATGGGCACCGGCAAGACCAAGAGTGCGTTGTGGGCCTGGGATTACCTGCGAAGTAACAACGTCTGCGGCAAGCTGCTGGTGTCAGCGCCACTGTCGACGCTGAGCTTCACCTGGGCGCGGGAGATCTTCAACACGCTTCCTGGGCGCAAATGCGCCGTGCTCCACGGCACCAAGAAGCAGCGGCTACAGAAGCTGGAAGACCCCGAAATCGAGATCTTCATCATCAACCACGATGGCCACAAGGTCATCCTCGACGAGCTGATGGCGCGCACCGACATCAACGTGCTGTGCATCGACGAGCTCGCGGTGTTTCGCAACGGCGGATCGTCACGCACCAAAGAGATGATCAAGCTCGCCAACCGGATGGAGTGGGTGTGGGGCATGACCGGCTCGCCCATCCCGACATCGCCGACGGATGCCTGGGCGCAAGCAAAGCTGGTGACCCCCTCTCGTGTGCCGAAATACTTCGGAAGGTATCGCGAAGAGCTCATGACCAAGGTGACGGCGTTCAAGTGGCACCCGAAGCCGGACGCGGTCGACAAGGCGTACGCGACACTTCAACCCGCGGTGCGGTTTACGCTGGACGACGTGACGGAGCTCCCCGAGTGTGTCGAGCGCACCATCGACGTCGAGATGGGCGACAAGCAGCAGAAGATCTACAAGGCGCTGGTCGACCAGTGCTACGCCGCCGTGAAGACCGAAGAGATCACCGCGGCCAACGCCGGCGCGGTCATGATGAAGCTGCTCCAGGTCTCGACGGGCTGGGTCTACTCGAAAGATCGCAACGTCGTCGCGCTGGACAATACCAAGCGCATCGAGGCGCTGGTGGATGCGATCAGCGCGACCGACCGCAAAGTGCTGGTGTTCGTGCCGTTCAAGCATGCGCTGGCTGGCATCAGCGACGCGCTCAAGGCCGAGGACATTGAGCACGCTTGTGTAGACGGCGACACGCCGGCCAGCGAGCGCGCGCAAATTTTCAACCTGTTCCAGAACACGTCAAAGTATCGCGTACTGGTGGCGCACCCGCAGTGCCTTGCGCACGGCATCACGCTAACGGCTGCGGACACGATCATCTGGTTTGCACCCGTCACAAGTCTCGAGATTTACGATCAGGCAAACCACCGCATCCGGCGCGTCGGCCAGAAGCACAAGCAGCTGGTGCTGCATCTGCAGAGCACGCCGGTGGAGAAGAAAATTTATAAGATGCTCCAATCGAAGCAGCAGGTGCAAAACAAGCTGCTCAAGTTGTTCGAGGAGCACACGGATCAGACCGCCGAAGCTGCCTAACCTCAGAGGTAACATGACCGACATCGCGAAACGCGTTGAGCAGTTCGTCAAGCTGCGCGACATGATCAAGCAAAAGAACGACGAACATAAAAAGCTGATGAAGCCGTACAATGAGACACTCGAGCAACTCAACGCTCTACTGTTAGCGCACCTCAACGGTCAGTCGGCAAACAGCGTCGCCACCGACGCGGGCACCGTCTACCGCACCGAGAAGAAATCCGCATCGCTGGCTGATGCCGAAGCCTTCATGGACTTCGTGATCGCCAACGGCGCCTACGATCTCCTCGACCGCAAGGCCAACGTCACCGCGGTGGAGGACCACATCAAGGAACACAACGCGCCTCCGCCCGGCGTGAACTTCACCAGCACGTTCACCGTCGGCGTCCGCCGAGCTTAAAATCCAAGGAGTACCCATGAACGCTCTCGTCCCACAGAACTTCGGCCCCATCTCGACCCGCTTCCAGGGCGCTGCCATGGAGGACGACCTCTCCGCTGGCGTGCAGACCGGCTTTGGTATCATCGGCTACAAGGGCAAGGTGTGGTCGATCCGCAAGAGCGGCGCCGAGACGCCTCTCATGCGCGAAGATGGCGATGGTCCGCGCAACAGCATCGAGGTGGTGCTGCTCAAGGCGTCGGCGCATGTGTCGAAGATCTGGTACAAGGACGGCTACGTCGAAGGCTCGACCGCCGCGCCGGATTGTTTTTCCACCAACGGCGTGACGCCGGACGCCGGCTCCAAGAACAAGCAGGCCAATGCCTGCGCGCTGTGCCCGATGAACCAGTGGGGCTCACGCATTACCCCGGCGGGTAAGCAGGGCAAGGCGTGCAGCGACTCCAAGCGCGTTGCGGTGGCGCCCCTCGGCGACATCAAGAACGAAGCGTTCGGTGGCCCGATGCTGTTGCGCGTGCCGGCAGCGTCGTTGAAGGATCTGGCGGCGTACGGCCAGAAGATGCAGGCGCTCGGATATCAGTACTACGCGATCGGCACCCGCATTGCGTTCGATCCGGCAGAAGCGTATCCGAAGTTCACGTTCGGCGCGATCCGCCCTCTCAGCGACGCTGAAGCCGACCTCGTGCTCGAGCTCCGCGGCAGCCATCAGGTGACGACGATCCTCGCCGAAGGTTCCGAGAATGCGGCGCAGCCGGTCTCCCAAGCCGCCCAGATCGCCTCCGCGTTCGAGCAGCCGCCGGTTCAGCCGGTTGCCGCCCCCGCGATCCAGGCGCCCCAGCCGGCCCCTGCCCCTGCCCCTGCCCCAGTTCAGGCGGCTCCGGCTCCGGCTCCGGCTCCTCAGCCTGTCGTCGCTGCCCCCACGACCGCTCCGGCCACCACGGCGCCTGCGGCCCAGTCTTCCTTCGAGGACAGCCTCGACGCCCAGCTCGATCAGCTTCTCGGGTAACGCGAGGGGTTAATCCCCTCGCCTCCTTCAATGTTACCCGCAGAAGTTAGAACGCATGCTCGAACACGCGCAGGAATACTTCGCCAAGGTTCTGCCTTGGCCGCAGGACGGCGACGCCCCTGCGTATGTCAACATCCACTGGTCGCTCGATAAGCTCAGCGAGAAGACCGGCAAGCCGATCTTCACCGGGCGCGCCGTGCGCTCGGTGCAGGAGGCTGTGAACACCGTGAAGTGGGCGATGTCGGTCCCCGACACGCGCGACATCTACGTGTGCCTCTCCACCCAGCGCGAGGCGCTCCAGAAGAAGTCGCAGAAGGGCAAGGAATACCTTGCCCCGATCCGCGCCCAAACCAACGTCGTCGCCCTCAAGAGCCTTTTCCTCGACCTCGATGCGAAGGGCGAGGACAAGAACAGCTACGGCTCGCTGGCCGAAGCGACCGCTGCCCTGCAGGACTTCATCGCCAAGATGGACCTGCCCAAGCCCAGCGTCATCGTCACATCAGGTGGGGGACTTCATGTTTATTGGACGCTGGACCGCGCACTCACGCGTTACGAATGGGAACCTCTTGCATTTGCACTGGCGGAAGCCACCAAGCAGCACGGCCTCAAATGTGACACGCAGTGCACGATTGACGCCGCTCGCATTCTTCGAGTGCCTGGTACTCTTAACCGCAAGCTGGATGCTCCTCGTCCCGTTGGTCTGGCTGGAAATCGCACTGGTGCTGACTACACTGTCGATCGCCTCGCTCGTTCGCTAGAGCCCTACAAGAAGGCCGAGCACGCGCCGGCGCTCCCGCCCAAGGCCCCGATCCAGGGCGTCAGCGATCTCGCCGCCGGCGTCGACATGGGCAACGCGGCACCGATCGACGTCAAAAATGTCGCCAAGGAATGCGCCTTCGTCCGCGATGCGCTCCTCAATGGCGGCAAGGAGCTCGCCAATCCGCTGTGGAACCTCACTACGCTGATCGCGACGTTTACCTTGCAAGGTAGCGCCGCCGCCCATGTGATGGCGAACCAGCATTCGGGCTACTCCCAGGCGAGCACGCAGGAGCTCTACGAGCGCAAGGAGCGCGAGAAGCAGGCGAAGGGGCTCGGCTGGCCGAGCTGCAAGACGATCAGCGCATCGGGTTGCACGTCCTGCCAAACCTGCCCGCATTTCTCAGCCGGCAAGTCGCCCCTCAATTTCGGTGGGCCGCCCGCTCCCCCGGTCCCACCTCCGAGCGTCGCCAACCCGGCCACGCCCAACAGCGATCTGCCGCCCGGCTACAAGCGGCTGGCGAACAACATCATTTGCCGCATCGTCATCGACATCACCGCCGGCACCGCGCACGACGAGCCGATCAGCCGCTACCCGATGTTCGAGCCGTCGATTCAGGTGCATCCGACGTACATGCTGAACTTCAACACGGTGACCGAGATCGGCCGCACGACGCAAATCTCGCTGCCGATGAAGGAGGTCTACTCGAAGGACGGCTTCAAGCGGCACATGTGGCAACAGGGTCTCGTCATCGACGACAACGAGACCAAGAAGACGATGGAGTTTCTGGTGTCGTGGGTTGAGAAGCTGCAGCAGAACAAACAAGCCGTGGTGAGCTCCTCGCCCTACGGCTGGTCGGTCGACCGCAAGGGGCAGCTCGAGGGCTTCGTGTTCGGCGGCAGTCTGTGGATGCCGGCCGGCGATCGCGCAGCCGCCAACCCCGACCCAGTGCTCGCGCGACGCTATCGCCCCGTGGGTGAGCGTGATCCGTGGATTGCCGCGGCCAAGATGATCACCGATCAAGGTCGCCCCGAGCTCGACGCGATCCTCGCCTCCGCTTTCGCCGGACCCCTCGTCAGGTTCTGCAACCAGCCCGGCGTGCTGATGAGCACGTATTCCACCGAGTCCGGCATCGGCAAGACGACCACGCTCAAGGTGGCGCAGGCGGTGTGGGGCGACCCGCAGCGCGCGATGGCGGGTCTCGACGACACGCAGAACAGCTTCTTCGGTAAGATGGGCCAGATCCAGTCGCTGCCTGTCTACTGGGACGAGCTCAAATCATCGGATCAACACAAACGCTTCGTGAAGCTGGCGTTCACCCTCACGATGGGCCGCGAGAAGGACCGCATGACCCAGGGCGCGCACATGCGCGAGGCGGGGAGCTGGCAGACCATGATGATCAGCGCGTCCAACGACAGCATCATGGATTACGTGATGAGCGAGACGAAGCAGACGCTCGCCGGCGTGTATCGCGTCTTTGAGTACGAAGTGAAGCCGAGCAAGACCGGCCAGGGGCAAATCGACGATGCCGTGGCCTCGAAGATCGTCGGCAAGCTGAACGATCACTACGGGATCGTCGGTCTCGAGTACGCCCGTTACCTCGGAGGTAATCACGCCACCATCGAAACAGACGTGTTCGAATTCAATCGCGCGTTGGGCGCTGAGCTCGACATGTCCAACGAAGAGCGCTTCTGGCGCGTGACGATCACGACGCTCCTCAAGGGGGCCGAGTATGCCAACAAGCTCGGGTTTACGGAGATCAACATCAAAGGGTTGAAGGGTTTTCTGGTTGGAGTGCTCAAACAGATGCGCGGCCAGAAGGCTTCTCAGCCTGTGGATATGAGCGACAAGAACAACATCTCGAACGTGCTGGCGCAGTTCCTCAACGCGCAGCGGGCGCGACACACCCTCAAGACCAGTCGCATCCACACTGGTAGAGGCAAGCCGCCGGTCGGCGCGATCAAGATCCTCAACTCGCACCCTGATCGCTTAGACACGATCTACGTGCACATCGGGGTGGACGACAAGAAGCTGCGGATGAGCAGCACGTTCTTCGGCGACTGGTTGCAGGAGAAGGGATACTCCCGCCACGTCATGATGAAGTCGCTGGAGACAGAGTTCGGCGTGAAAAAGCTGCAGGGGCGCATCGCCTCCGGCACCGAGTTCGCGACCGCGATCGAGTACCTGCTGGAGATCGATCTGGCTGGTACCCAACATGTGAACTTCTTAGACGAAGCGTAGTGACGAAGCATGAGTGACCTGAGACGAGTAGGACGGCCGCGCTCCACCCACTGTAAGCGCGGGCACGAGCGGGTGGCCGGCGAGAAGAGCTGTGTCGCGTGCCGGCGATTCCGCGAGCGGTTGAAGTACCGCTTCAACGAAGAATTCCGCGAAAAGAAGAAGGTCTACCAGCGAGGTTGGCGCAAGGACTTCTTCGACAAGAACGGGTTCTGGGCGGCGGAGCTGTACCGATGACCGACATCGACGAGGACGCCCCCATCACGCTTGAAGAAGCGTCGAAAATAGTGTTTCGCAATATCATAACGGCTGTCAGTCTGCGTGCTGAGGCGAAGCGCGGCAACCTCACCATCTTCCGGGTCGGCCGGCAGTACTTCACGACGCTGCGACTCGTCAGGGAGATGCAGGAGAAAAAATGCCCCGCCCAAAGTCCCCTCCACGACTCTGGCTCGACGAGGCCCGCCAAACGTGGACCATCATCGACGGTGGAAAGCGCATCCGCACGGGTTGCGGCGCGTGCGAGCTTCAGAGCGCTGCGAAGTCCCTCCAGGACTACATCGCAGACACCCACATCGTAACCCACGGAAGTAACCCTCTGATCTCCGACGTGCTCAAGGCTTACAGCGACGAGCACCTCGCGTATACCGTCTCCGCCGCCTCGGTCTCTTACGACATGGACAGGCTCGAGGAGTGGTGGGGCGCCAAGCGCGCGGCGGAAGTAACCGCCGAGAACTGCCGGCTCTACATCGAGCATCGCGACGCGCCGACGATCTGCCGGCGCGAGCTGGGCATGTTTCACGCGGCTCTGATGCACTGGCACAAGCACCGGGAGCACGGACCCCTTGGGGTCATGCCGATCATCGTAAAGCCACCGGCGAGCGACCCCCGAACCCGCTGGATGACCCGCACGGAGGCCGCCAAATTCATCTGGCACGGCATACGCAAGATGCCGCTCGGCCGCCGGAAGCGCCTATTCCGGTTCTTCATCATCGGCTGGTACACGGGAACCCGCCACGCCGCGATCGGCGGCATCAGCTGGAAGATGGTGGACCTGGAGAGCCGAATCATGCAGAGGCGGCCTGAGGGCGTCGCTGAGACTCGCAAGAAGCGGCCGCCGGTGAAGATCGGCCGGCGGCTCTTGTCACACCTGCGCCGCTGGCGTCGGCTCGACGGGCCGAACGCGAAGTACGTGATCGAGTATGGCGGTAAGCCATGCTCGGACCTGGGAACGGCGTGGGACATGGCGCGGGATATGCCGGGGAGCATCCCCGACGTCACCCCGCACACCCTGCGACATTCGCGAGCGACCCACTTGATGCGGCAGGGAGTTGATGTATGGGAAGCGTCGAAGTCCCTTGGAATGTCGGCCGAGATGCTGGAGCGCGTGTATGGGCACCATCGTCCCGACTGGCAGGAGAACGCGGCGGAGGCTAGGTAGCGTTACCGTAGAGTTACCCGACAACCGCTAAGGTACTGAAAACAAAGAGGGATTTTCTTGGGAGCTTCAAA